AGGAGGAATAAGCCATGGATAAAAAGACGATAGTATTTGATTTTGATGGAGTGATACATAGTTACACAAGCGGGTGGCAGGGTATATCAGTTATACCAGACCCGGTTGTGCCAGAGATACAGGCAGCAATCAATTACTTACGCATGGAAGGGTACGAGGTAATTGTGGTATCTACCAGATGTGCAAGGCCAGAGGGTATGGGAGCGGTTAGGCGCTATTTGAGAGATAACCATATTGTGGTTGATGATGTAGTTGCACACAAGCCGCCTGCAATCTGCTATATAGACGATAGAGCAATATGCTTTGACGGAGACGCATTAGGACTAATTGGGAAGATTAGGGCTTTTAAACCCTGGAATCAAAATTAAAATTTTGAAAACTAAGAAAGGAGCCGTTCCCCAGCTGGGAAAGTGTACACGGAACCTTTTAGAAAATGAAAATATTAGTGGCGTGTGAGGAATCACAAGCGGTAACGATTGAGTTACGGAAGTTTGGGCATGAAGCCTATAGCTGTGACATAGAGCCGTGTAGCGGCGGCCATCCAGAATGGCATTTACAGGTGGATGCCCTGGAACTGCTTAAGATACGGTGGGATATGATAATTGCATTTCCGCCATGTACATATTTGAGCAATGCCGGGGCCTGCCGACTGTATCCCAAAAAAGGGCAGTTAAACCAGGAACGTTACGAAAAGGGATTGGAAGCAAAATCCTTCTTCCTCCGATTTTTGAACGCAGATTGTCCCAAAATTGCCGTGGAAAATCCAGTATCAAGCACGGTGTTCCAGATGCCGCCGCATAGTCAGGAAATACAGCCGTGGCAGTTCGGACATCCGTATACCAAGAAAACAAGGCTGTGGTTGCGAGGACTGCCGCCGCTTAACCCCACAGATATTGTACAGCCGATTGGCCCATATGTGCCAGCCGGAACCGGGAGAAAAGACCGGAGTAAGTATGGAGCCGCAAAGCGTGGTGAAGATGCAAAAAACAGGGCAAAAACATTTCATGGTATCGCAAAAGCGATGGCGGAGCAGTGGGCGGGAGTTAATACACAAAATAGCATTTAGGAGGTAAACATGGCGAAAGCATATAGATGTGATTTGTGTAATAAATTTACAGATTACGCCTATAAAGTTGATGGACTCGATTTTAAAATTGGGGAATACAGAAGTGAATTTACAGGAGCCCACGATAAGAGGCAAGAGGTACATGAAGTATGTCCAGATTGCTATGACAAGATTATGGAAACCGTGGAATCTTTGTATTCTCGTTAAAATTAGGATTTCCAGGAAACCAGGAGGAAAAAATTATGATTACTATGAATGAAATACTGGATTCTGGCTTTGATGTTGGCGAGACCTGCAAGGAGTGTATAAGGTGTTACGGATACAATAATTGCTGCGAGGAAACAGAGGATGAATGTCATAATTTTGACGAAGTGAGAAGCGATTATATTGATTCTAAAAATTAAGGTTTGGAGAAGATGGAGAATGAATAGTAGACAGAAAAAGAAATGCAATAAAAATTGTGAATCATGTAAATTGTTTAAAGAATGGGATTGTTTTAATGGACAATATGGTGAATATGGAAGATGTGAACTACCATCATATGTTTATCCTGTATGTAAACACTCTTCGGAATTAGAAGATGATTATGATTTGCCTTTTGGAGGAGATTTCAGAGAGCAAATAAAAAGTATCACTGGAAAATCAGTTTGTAAATATTGGAAAAGAAAGTAACGAACTGAAATTTTCAAACATAATAATAAAAAGTAAAGGAACACATTATATGCACAGAATAAAAACTGAGCGGTGGGCACCCGCCAAGATGATTCCACCGCTCCCGTAAATACGTCTGAGTATATTATATCTTACTCGGACGTGAAAATCAATACGAATGAGGAGGATATAATTATGAGTACACAGACAATAAAAGCCGAAATCATCAACAATGTACTGGTAGCAATGTCCTTATATATCATGGAGCAGCAGACTCTTACCATTCTGCAAAATGTAATGCAGCAGGAATTGGTTAGGGTGAACATGGAAGAAATAACTACACTTCCAGTAGAAAGAAAAGATGATATAAGTCAACGGAATCAGTACATAATACAGTTATTCCTGATTAAAAGCGTGATTTAGCAGAGGAACCAAAGAAAACTATCTTAATTCCATACGAAGATTGCTGACAGAGATAAGCACAAAATCACTGGACCAGATGGATACCACAGATATTGATTGGTATTTATCGCGGTATGAAATCAGAAATGTGTCCAGTGGAGGAAAGAAAAACCAGCCTAGCACCTATAATAACGAGCGCCGTTTTCTGTCAGCATTTTTTACATGGATGCGGCTGGAAAAGCTTATTACAGATAATCCAGTAGAGTCAATACCTGCCAAAAAGGTTCCAATTAAGCCAATAGACTATTATAGTCCAGAAGAATCTGCAAGGTTAAGGGATGCGTGCAAAAATATCCGTGAGAGGGCATTGCTGGAGGTACTTAGAAGTACTGGAGCCAGGATAGGTGAGATTGCGGAAATAACCCTGGACCAGATAGACATGAGAACCGGAGATATATGGATACAGGGAGAGAAAAGCGGAAGATATCGGACTATCTATCTGGATGATGATGCGCGACATTATTATGGCCTGTATTTGGACAGCAGGAAAGATGATTGTCCATATATGTTCCCGCGCTCCAGAAAACCATATGGAAAGATGACTACTTGCGGATTTCGGGCGATATTGAAAACCATAAGAAAGAGAGCCGGACTAACATGTCGGGTATATCCGCATAAGTCACGCAAAACGCTGGGGATGAATCTGAAAAACAGAGGGGTTGATATTGGGACCATACAAGAAATTATGGGACATGCAGACCCAGGAGTTACGGCACGTTATTATGCACAGTCTAACCCGCGCACTCTTCGTTCAATAAGGGAAAGGGTTAATGTGTAGGAAGGAGGGCTATGAGGACCAGGGACAAGAACTATAGTGATTATGGCATTACCGATGATGAAGCCAAACGCATAAAAGAATACTGCCAGACCGCCAGCGTAGAAGATAAGCTAACATTGTTCCAGTGTGCCATATCCTCCGCTCCTGGCCTGGAGGTGGAGATATACGAAAGCCTTGTTAGTAATATCGGATATGACAAGCTGAGCAAGCGAAAGAATATACCAATTAAACGGGATGATTTTTACGGATATCAAAGAAAAACGTTGGATGAATATAGGCGGTTAATGACATTGTTTGGGAGGTGGAAAGGATAGCTATGAAAATAAACAAGGGAATACCGTTAATAGGAGTTAGAGAAGATAGGTGTGCAGTGTATTTTGACAATAGACATATAAAACTAAATGCTTGTGCGCGTGATGCTTTAAATGACCCTGATTTAGCTGAGGTTAAATTTGACAAAGGCGTGATTAAAATATCTGTTGGAAAAAACCCAGAATCAGATTACAAAGTGACAAAAATAAAAGGGACAAGATGCTTTTCTGGACATTATTTTTTAAATGTAGTTTCGCACATTCCTAAATATACAAAACTTTATGGAGAAATGAAAGGAAATGAACTTCATATAAAAATTCCAGACGAATTTCTGTAATGGTATAAAATGTGGGGACGATTTACATTACATACGCATGGTAAAATTAGTATAGGACTATTATACCGCATGGGGTAAAAACATGATTATTAACCTATTGAAAGAATGCTGTGAAAACTGTATACACATTGATGTGAGAGCAGAGAATAAAACTGAAACATATAGAAACACGTTGAATTCTAATATTACAAGAAAAACAACGGCTACTATCTGGTGTGCGCATATGGAAGTATGCAAAGAATACCGTGAGGCAGAAAGCAAAAATGAATCTTAGCTCAATTATGAAAAAGCTCCAGCGCGCCATATTGCAGACCAGACTTGTAATCAAGATATCCACCAGCCAATTCTACAGCGAGGAACATGGGCGCATGATAACCATATGGATATTAAGCACCCCTGTACTACAACAGGATAAGCATGGGGAGTGGAAAACCAGGGATTATGAGATATTGCGGAGTGCATCGGGGATTGAGGTTATGAAGTGCTTGCAGGAGATATGGGAGGCGGTGAAGGGATGGAATCAATAAAAGACAGTTTGCCAGAAAAATATAAAAAGCCTCCTCTTGGAACCTGTCCAAGTTGGTATGTGATTCCGAAAAGAATACAAGAATTGTCAGATGCTATAAGTCGATTTACAGGGCATGATAGTATTGGAAAAGATAAAGAGGTAACTATGGCAATAAGGGAGTGGGCTGTTGAGATTATATGTCATTGTGATACGCTAGATAAATTACAAGACTTTATGGGTAAACAAGAGGACGGTGATTAAGTGGGGCTTACACCGAAGCAGAAAGCGTTTGCGGATTATTACATTGAGTGTGGAAATGCGGCAGAGGCTGCGAGAAAGGCTGGTTATAGCTTACGGACAGCAGACGCAATAGGACGTGAAAACTTACGGAAGCCTACGGTTTATGCATATATCTCTGAACGGCAGAAACAAATTGATGATTGCCGCATAGCTGATGCTGCTGAAATATTACAATATCTTACCTCCGTAATGCGTGGAGAGGTCAAGGACCAATTCGGACTTGATGCTCCACTGGCAGAGAGAACCAAAGCGGCGGTTGAACTGGCAAAGCGTAAGATAGATACAGATAAGAAGCAGGAGGGCGGCGGGATTACCATTGTCAACAACATACCAAGACCAGACAACAATAAATCTGACTGATGTAATCGCTCCTTCCTTCTATGGCGTTCACTGGGATATCCTGGATGGAAAACATACATACTATGACCTTTACGGAGGGCGAGGTTCCACGAAGTCATCCTTTATATCCGTTGAAATAGTGTTAGGAATGATGGATGACCAAGAGGCCAATGCGGTAGTGTTTCGTAAATATGCGGTAACCATCGGGGAATCAGTCTTTGAGCAGATACAGTGGGCCATAGACGCACTAGGCGTAACAGAATTATGGGAATCCCGTACAAGCCCATACCGATTTGTTTATAAGCCGACAGGACAAAAAATAATATTCCGTGGACTTGACAAAGCCAAGAAAACAAAGTCTATAAAGGCAAGTAAGGGATACTTTAAATATCTATGGTTTGAGGAACTGGACGAATTTGCAGGACCGGAGGAAATACGAACTGTTGAGCAGTCAGTATTGCGTGGTGGAAGCAAGTTTGTTGTATTTAAATCCTTTAATCCGCCTATCAGTCAAAGCAACTGGGCGAATCAGTATGTAAATACGCCAGACGATAGTGCGTATAGGCATAAAAGCGATTACCGTTCTGTGCCGGTTGAATGGCTGGGGGAAATGTTTATTGAGCGCGCTGAACATCTTAAAGCCACCAATGAGCGGGCATACAACCACGAGTATTTAGGTTTACCGGTTGGGCTTGGTACAAATATATTTGACATGCTGGAGATTAGAACAATCACGGATGAAGAAATACAGAGCTATCAATCCATATATCAAGGTCAGGATTTTGGATGGTGGCCTGACCCTAAAGCATTTATTCGGGCAGCTTATGTAGCAAATAAAGAAAAAATTGTGTTATTAGATGAATTAGGCGGGTGCAAGATTAGAAACTCTGATATGGCTCGCATGATACAGGAAAAAGGATACGATGATTATACTCTTATGTGTGGAGTGGACGAGAAGGAAAGTATTGTTGACCTTCGTGACGCTGGTATTCCAGCCCGTAGTGCTATTGTAACACCTGGGAGTAGGAAATATACGTATGAATGGCTACAGTGCCGTACAATCGTCATAGACCCAGCCAGAACGCCGAGGGCATACAAAGAGATTATAGAGTATGAGCATGAGATTGATAGCAACGGAGAAGTGATTGCGGATTATCCAGACGGAAATGACCACTGGATAGATGCCTTACGGTATAGCATTTCTCCTATGGCTATGAGGAGGGGACACAGTGCGTAGTGGGGCAAAGAAAAATTATCCAAGGATATATAAAATATGGCAAGGTATCCGTCAGAGATGCAATAACCCGAATGACAAGGATTATGACAATTATGGTGGTAGAGGAATAAAGGTCTGTGAGGGATGGAATAACAACTCAATGGAATTTATTCAATGGGCCTTGCAAAATGGATATACTGATAATTTGAGCATTGACAGAAAAGATACCAACGGAGATTATTGTCCTGAAAACTGTCATTGGGCTACGGGTACAGAACAGGCCAGAAACAAGCGGAAACAAAGGACAAATAGAACCGGGTATAATGGCGTACATTATGAAGTGGATAGGGGAAAATATCGCGCTTTGATATACGTTAATAGCAGACGTATGGATTTGGGGAGATATGATACAGTAGAAGAAGCCGCTGAGGCACGAAGAAATGGAGAATTGAAATACTGGGGTGATATGCCACAAGTCCATTATCAATGCGAAGGGGAAACAGTGCATAATGAGTGATGTTACAAAAATCCTGTCAGAAAATGAACGGTGTCAGATATGCCGCAAGAGGAAAGCGGAATTTCTTTGTGATATGCCGGTAGGAAGAATGAGAACATTGCATTTCAAAAATAATGATGGAACAACCGATTACGAAAATAGCTTTAAGTGGTTGACTAATACATGTGACAAAAGCATATGCAGTAAATGTGCAACTGAAATTGCAGGAGACATACATTTTTGCAAAAAATGCATAGAAAAGTTAAAGCAAGTTATAGGGTGACTAAATGGGACTAATAAAATGGGCTAAAAAGGTGATAGGAATGATATTCAAGCGACAGGCAGAAGAAGATTTTAATGTTGAATCAGTGGTATCCCCGGAGATGGAAAGCAAGATTGCAGAGTGCGCCAATATCTACCGGGGTACTCCCTATTGGGTGAATGCTGACGATAACGTTAAGACAATCAATTTCGCAAAGGCTATATGCTCCGAGACGGCACGGCTTGCCACACTGGCAATCGGAATACAGATTGATGGGAGCGCGCGGGCGGCGTGGCTCCAGGAGCAGATTGACAAAACATATTTCCAGATTCGCCACTGGGTAGAGTATGGTATGGCCTACGGCACAATCATCCTTAAGCCAAACGGTAAGGGACTGGACATATTCACACCCATGGATTTTATCATTACAGACTGCGACAATGAAGGTATATACGGAATCGTATTCGAGGATAGCTACAGCGAAAATGATAAGTATTATACCCGGTTTGAGTATCATCGGTTTGTCGAAGTCAAAGATGGAGAAAACACCTATTACCCATATTACATATCCAATAGAGCTTATGTGTCTCGCTCTGCAAAAAGTGTGGGGGACCCGATAGCATTAAACAGGACTAAATGGTCCGACTTACTTCCAGAGACTCCACCTATACTTAAAGCAAATAATGAGAAAATAGATGGTCCCATGTTTGGCATACTCCGCACTCCACAGGCTAATAATTTGGATATTTCATCACCTTTGGGATTACCAATGTATGCCGAATCCATAGAAGAATTAAAGGACCTGGATGTGGCGTATAGCCGGAATGTGGGTGAAATATTTGACAGTGAGAAAATCATATTGGCAGATGACCAGCTGATGTTTGGAAGCGGTACAAACATTAAAGGCCGTTATGCTGGCATGAGCAATGAAAAGCTTCCTCATTATGTTAAAAATGTATTTGGAAATGGAACAGAGTCTTTCTATCAGGAGATTGTTCCATCGTTGAATACTGATATAAGAATTACCGGAATAAACAACCTACTCTCATTTGTGGGATTTAAGTGTGGATATTCCAATGGGTATTTTGTGCTTGATGAAAAAACAGGAATGGTCACAGCCACACAGGTAGAGGCTGACGACAGGAGAACCATACAGCTAATCAAGGATGTGCGCGACAAACTGGAAAGTTGTCTTGACGGGGCAATATATGCGCTCAATGTATATGCTGACCTGTACGGACTGGCACCAGCCGGCAACTACGAAATAACATATGATTTTGGTGACATTACATATAACCGTGAGGAGGACCGGGCAAGATGGTGGCAGTATGTTGTGCAGGGAAAGGTGCCGGCCTGGATGTATTTTCGGAAGTTTGAAGGATTATCTGAAGAAGATGCAAAAGCTATGGTAAAGGAAGCACAGCCGAAGGATGGACCTAGGATGTTTGAGGAGGAATAAATTGAGAAGCTTATTAATTTGGATAGTATTCAATATACCACCTGGTCCATTTGCCCCGAAAGTGTTTGAATGGTCGATTAGACATAAGGGAAAGAAGGAAGAGTAAATGTTAAGTCCTAATTACCTTGCAAAAATCGCAGAAGGAAGCGAAGAAATAGCCTCACAACTCCATACATACATTATTCGTCAGATAATAGACCGCATGATGATACGCATAGGCCGTGGCGATGATTACCTGCTCACCTCCTCTGACCGATGGCGCATACAGATATTGCAGGATGCAGGATATCTGCTGGAGGACATAACGGTAGAGTTATCCAAAATCACTAAGCGGCAGGAAAAAGAAATCAAGTCCGCAATGGAAGAAGCGGGAGTCAAGGCCCTGGAATACGACCATAAAATATATGAAGCTGCTGGTTTGTCTCCAACACCGCTTACCCAATCACCGCAGCTTATTCGATTGATGGAACGAAACATGGATGCAACAATGGGAGAGTGGAAAAACTATACTAGGACCACAGCAGAAGCCGCACAAAGGCTTTTTATAAACGAATGTGATAATGCATACCACCTTGTATCTTCTGGGGCTGTATCGTACACACAGGCTGTCAAAGAAGCAGTTAATAATGTGGTATCGGTCGGAGTGATGGTACAATATCCTTCGGGACACAAAGATACCATAGAAACTGCCACAGCGCGTGCAGTACGCACCGGAGTAGCCCAGGCCACGGGAGATATATCTATTAAGCGTATGGAAGAAATGGACTGGGATATCATACTGGTGTCGGCGCACATCGGGGCCAGAACTGGTGACGGAGGGCAGAATCCGGGCAATCATTTATGGTGGCAAGGGCAGTTTTATAGCAGGACTGGAAAGGATAAGCGCTTTCCTCCATTTTCCCAGACTGGATATGGAACGGGTGAAGGATTATGTGGATGGAACTGCCGTCACTCCTTCGGAAGCGGTGATGGGGTAAACAATCCATACAAAGACATCCAAACCGCAGACAATTACAAGGTTGAGCAGCTGGAGGAGCGGCAGCGAACGCTTGAACTGCGCATCAGAAAGACCAAACGCGAGGTCATGGGGATGCAGGAGGCCGTGGATAAATGCAAGGACGAATCAGCTAAATTTGAAATGCAGCTTGAACTTGACCGAAAGTCGTATCTGTTACAGCGGCAGAATAAGGCATACAACGAATTTTGCAAAGAGAACGACTTACGCACCCAGCAGGAACGGTTACAGATTGCCAGATGGAACCGGGAGCAGGCGGCAAAGGCCAGGGGAGCAGCGCGGCGGTATCAGAATGCGAAAGGAAAAGAAGAATGAGCAGATGGAAATTATTCAACCCTAATCCACGCAATCAGCGTGTGGGGGATTGCCCCATCCGGGCTATAACAAAAGCCCTTGACAGCGACTGGGAAACGGTATTTGCTGGTGTAACTGTCTGCGCCTGTGCTTTATCTGATATGCCATCTGCAAACCATGTATGGGGGTCCTACCTACGCCAGAATGGATTTAAACGGTACATAGTGGATGACCACGGACAAGATGTATACACGGTCGAGGACTTTTGCCAGGATAATCCTATAGGAACGTACATCTTAGCAATTACAGGGCATGTGGTGTGTGTGCAGGATGGTTATTACTGGGATACATGGGACAGCGGGCAAGAGATACCAATATATTACTGGGAAAGGCGATAACTTATGGAAACATTAAACTCTATTATGGTTGTATGCGGTTGGCTTATTACTCTTGGAGGAGCAGGAGCCGTAATATACAAATTGTTGCATCCAGCATTTAAGCTAAAAAACCGAGTGGATAAATTAGAAATAAATGTGGAAAAAGATTATAAATCTATCCAAGAAATAAGAGATATGCAATCTCTTTTGTGTCAAGGAATGATAGCATTAATTGATAATCGTATAACCGGTAACAACATAGAGGGTTTAAAAAAAACCAAAGAAGCTATGATAAAGCATTTGTCAGAGGGTATTTAAGGAGCGTTGCTTTGAAGGTATATGACTTTACAGTGCCAGAACTAAATTATTTTCGTACATATTGCAACTTTACAGATGAAGAGCAGGCGCTGTTTGAGTACCGGGCTAAAAATTATCCTTTAGAATATTGCGCTGAACTGATGAACGTAAGTGTATCCACAGCCAAGAGATTGAGCCGAAAAGTCAACAATAAAATAATTAGAGTGTGCTGAAAAAATTTCAAATTACCTCTTGACTTTTGTAGTGCAAAAGTATATCATATATTTGTGGCGCAAAAGTGAGGTGATTGGTATGAGTCCACGAACAGGCAGACCAACAGACAATCCTAAATCCGGTTCCGTAAATATTCGGCTTGACGCTGAAAGCGAAAGAATATTGAAGACCTTTTGTGAACAGGAAAATATCGCAAAAGCCGAAGGGGTAAGACAAGGGATAAAAATGTTGGAAAGCAGAATAAAAAAATAAGAAACGTTCGCCAACCTAGCAAGTAAACCGAACGTTTCTCCAAGAAGTTTCCTTCCTATGAAATATCATATCATAAAAGGGAACTTCTTTCAAGACGAATCGAAAGGAGTTTATTTTATTTATGAATAAAGAACAGCACACCTCTAATTCAACTCTGGCAACCGAAGTAATCGCTCAACTGAAAAACGAACTATTTAAGTTGGAAACCGAAACAGGCGAAGGAACCAACAAACTGTTGATGGCTGAAAGGGCGTTGCTTATGCTGAAAGACAAATACGAATGGGGATTTGTCCCAAGTGTTGATGCAGCTTACAAAGCTATGCATACTGTTAGCGCAGAGAAAAAATGCACAGAGAATGAATACCGCTCATGGGAATATATGGTGGGATATGAAGAAATCATGTTCTTTGTAAATGTTGCTCTTGATTACTGTATTGGTGCTAAGCAGTTGATTGAGAATAAGGAGGTATAGAAATGAACGAGATTATGAACACAGCAACACAGACACCTATTGAGATAGCTTTAGGGATTGACGAAAACGGAATGACCACGGCGAGAGCATTATATTCTTTCTTGGAATTAAGACCGGGAAATTTCGCAAGATGGTGCAAAGTCAATATCATAGAAAATCAGTTTGCCGAGGAAAACACGGACTATTTGCGATTCCTCTTTAATGAAGAGACGCCCACAGGCGGCAAAATTCAGCGAGAGGATTACAAGCTATCCGCCGGATTTGCCAAGAAGCTCTCCATGATGTCAAAGAGCGAGAAGGGAGAACAGGCCCGCCAGTATTTCGTCAAGGTAGAGGACGGAATGAAAGAGCTTGCAATCCGGTTTAGAAACATGTCCGTTGAATTGCGGGCGGTCATGGTGGTAGACCAGCGAGTAACGAAGGTAGAGGAAAAGACGGACGGACTGCGGCAGGAATTTGAAGATTTCAAGAACGATATGCCTATTCTGGGCGTAGAAGAGGGAAAAATTACTACAGCAATAAGGCGCAAGGGTGTGGAATGTCTGGGAGGTAAACATTCCAATGCATATAACAATAAGAGTTTGCGCGCTACATTGTATTCAGATATGCATCGCCAGCTTAAAAGGGAATTTGGCGTGAGTACATACAAGGCAATCAAGCGGAATCAGACCGATTTAGCAGTACAGATTATCGAAGCGTATAAGCCGCCACTGGTGATTGCAGAACGCATTGAGAGTGAGAACGCACAGGAAAATCTTTTTGACGAGAATATTGCAATCTAAACCCGCATATGCTATAATGCCAGTAGGCAAAGAGATAGTATGTTCCATTGTGAACGACAACGAAAAACCCCGGATGGCCGTCCGGGGTTTTTCTATTCCCTGTTTTGGAGCGGCAGGGCTTAGAACCGCAGGCTAGTTACCGACTATTTGTCGCCGTCTAACCATTTGTTGATGAGGTGGCAAACCACACCAGCCACAACAGCGACAAGAAAAGATAGTATGAACTCCATTGTGTACACCCCCTTCCTTTACCTGTCTAGGGGCGGTAACGTTGGATATTATATCACACATTCTCTCTAAAAGATATACTTTCCCGATACTTTTATAAGTCTTTGACGACCTGTCAAGGGCTTATTTTTTATGGGATAATTGAAATATAAAAGAACGGAGGGGATATAATGCCGCAACCATTTATCAATCCAAACTATCTTAATGCATATCCAAACGCATACCCGTATCAACCGCAGATGCAACCACCTATGGACCGATTGCAGCAGCTACAGGCACCATACCAGATGCCGCAACAGACGCAGGTACCACAGGTACCGCAGACCAATCAGGGAATATTATGGGTGCAGGGTGAGGCCGGCGCAAAGTCGTATTTAGTAGCGCCCAGCACATCCATATTGCTGATGGACAGCGAGAACGAGTATTTTTATATTAAGACAACCGATGCGGCAGGGATGCCAACACTCCGCACTTTTGAATATAAAGAGATTGTAAATGGTCAGAAGAAGGAAATTGCACCGGCTGAAAATCTTGACGAAAAATATGTTACCAGAAACGAGTACCAGGATTTAAAGGCAAAATATGATGAATTGTACGGCCTTTTAGAATCCAGCACAGCACCAAGCGGAAAGGGGAAATAATATATGAATCCATTATTTAGTATGTTGGGCGGCGGCTCGCCAATGGGCGGCATGGTGCCTGGAATGGGCGGAGGAAACAACCCAATGCAGATGATTCAGAAGTTTATGGAATTTAAGAACAACTTCAAGGGGAATCCCCAGGAAGAAGTGCAGAAGATGCTCCAGTCTGGTCAGATTACACAGCAACAGTTAGACCAAGCCCAGCAGATGGCCCAGCAGTTTCAGCAGATGCTTGGAGGCATGAAAAAATAGTACATAAATCAATGCGCATGATTTTGTAAATAAATTTAAAGGAGTAAATATTTATGGAAAGTGGTTACTCTTTAGCGGACATTGCAGCCGCTACAGGAAACGGAAATAACAGAAATGGTGATGGTATGTGGGGAGATTGGATTTGGATTATCGTTCTCTTCCTGGTTCTCTTCCTGTTTGCTGGGGGAGGCTGGGGCAATGGCTTCGGCGGCAACGGTGCAAATGGCGCGGGACTCCAGGGTCTTGCTACCAGAGCAGATATCAATGAGGGCTTTGCTTTGAACGGTATAGAAAACGGAATTAGGGGTATCCAGCAGGGTATCTGTGACAGCACATACGCGCTGAACAACACTATCACCAGCGGATTCAACGGTGTTGACCGCAGCTTATGCCAGATGGGCTATCAGCTCCAGGATTGCTGCTGCCAGACACAGCGCGCAATTGACGGCGTAAACTACAATCTGGCTACACAGTCATGTGATACCAGAAATACAATCCAGAACGCAACAAGGGATTTACTGGATAACAACAACAGCAACACCAGGGCTATCCTTGACTTCTTGACCCAGGACAAGATTTCCAGTCTCCAGGCAGAAAATCAGACTCTTAGGTTCCAGGCAAGCCAGACTGCCCAGAACGGCTTTATTGATGCAGTTGGTAACACCATCGTTGCACAGCTTCGTCAGCCGCAGCCTGTACCGGCTTATACGGTTCCAGCGCCATATCCATACGCATCTAACTGCGGTTGTGGATGCAATACTGGATGCGGATGCTAAATCGAAACGAGCAGTTTTATGATAATCTTGCTTTGTATGCAACTGCATTGCAAATGATAGATTTGCTTTTACTCGTTGGTGACGTTTCTAATAATGATATATTAGAGGCGTTGCAACAGCAAAATAAAGAATACATGGAGAAGATTATCGACCAAAACAACCGTATATTGCGTATCTTGTCCGAAAAGGACATGTCTACTGAATAGTAGTATTACACACATGGAGGGGTAGGCACAGGCTTGCCCTTCTGTGCATATAAGGAGGATTTTATTATGGCAGATTTTGTAACTGCTGGCACACAGACTGTTGAAGTCAATGCAAGTGTTTTGTTTGCAGCAAACCGGATATATTCTTGCAATTGTCCAAACATAAGGCATGAACCACTCTCTGGTAGGGTAGTTTTACTTCCTGGCCTGTACCGTGTAGGCTTTAACGGAAACTTTTCCGCAGCCGCAGCAGGTGACGTTATTTTTGAAGTACAGCAGGACGGCGAAGGCATTCCTGGTGCAAGAATCCAGAACACAGTTGCCGCCGGCGCAACAATCAATGGAGCAGCAACTGTAGAAGTAAGGGTGTGCAAACCATGTTGCGCTACCTTATCGGTAAAAAACGTTGGAGCCACAGCGGCGACAGTATCAGACGCTAACCTTGTTGTTAGCAGAATAGGTTAAGGGGGTAAGGCTATGAGTTATAAGATGATGCAGAATATCCACGAAGAGCTGGATAAGATTGCGGAAAAGGGCCTGAACACTAGCAACCTTGAAACCGCATACAAACTGATTGACATGTGGAAAGACATGGAAAATGTGGAGTACTGGAAGTGCAAAGAAGAGTACTACAATCAGGTAATGGACGAAATGGACGGCGGAGAATATAGCGAAGCGCGTCGCAAGCGCGATAGCATGGGACGTTATAGCCGTGCTGATGGAATGTCGCAGGACTATGATAGTGACAGTTCTTATCGCGGCACACGCGGGAAACATTACGTCAGAGGACACTACAGCCGTGCGACCGGTCCGGCCTATGACGACTACATGAATCAGAAGCAGAGCTACAGAAGCGGCGGGAAAGATGAAGATTGCAAGCGGCGTATGCTTGCAGCCCTGGAAGAGCATATGGACGAACTGACAGAAGAATTAGGCGAAATGTCGAAAGATGCTGACTGCCGGGAAGAAAGAGAAACCATGAAAAGGTATATTGAAAAGCTTCGTAATATGATGTAATAAATTGGCGGTGGGAAAAGTCCTGCCGCCTTTTAATTGTATTATAAACGAAATCACTAATTGCTTTTTCGCTCATTGTACCATTTTAAAAAATCTCCAAATATCTGATTTTCGGCAGTTTCACGCGCTTTAATAGCCTCTTGTTTGTCTGCAAAGCTTCCAAGATAAAAGCGTTTTCCTTGAAAGTATATGTAAGCAATCCAAGTATCTGATTTACCTTTCTGGCGATGCAAAGATACTCCTCTATGCCCAGACGATGTATTTGACTGGGGCTTTTTAGAGGTAATGCGGGATATGTTTGTTCCCAAAACTTGACCGACCTTATCAGGCAATGGCCTGTTTTTAAGATTCCTGGCTTTATAGCAACCGCATGAAATAATTTCTCCACCAGTGACCAGACCAATACGCCTTATAATATGCTTCCCGCATAGGATGCATTCAAATTCCCACAAATAGCTTCCGTTCTTCTTATCTCCGGTACACCTAATTGCCTTAAGATATCCATATGTTTGTCCCGATATATCTTTTTTTGGTGCCATACTATCTCCTATATTAAATCATCCACCTCACAGTCAAGGGCTTTTGCCAATGACAAGGCATTACGCAGGGTCATGTTGCCAAGGTCCCTTTCTCCAGATTCAAATTTCTGTATCTGACGGATATTCATTCCTGCGGCGTCAGCTACTTGCTGCTGAGTCATTCCGGCCAAAGAACGTTGATACAATAGTTTGTTGATATTATTGTTATGGCAATCCCTGCCGTAACTGGATGCGGAGCAGGCCCCACAAAGTCCATCTGTCCTAATACAATCTGGGTATCTTCTCATGATTTCCTCCATTATTTTATGATATACAGCACTTCCGCATCTTTTAAAATAACTTCTCCCGCATCAAAACCGTACTCGTAATTATAGCCTGCAATCAGAGCAATGTAGGAACCAAAATATCCGTTACCTTTAAGAGATTCGGCGGCTTCTGGGGTGTTTAAATCAATGGCGCATACACCGTTCAGTTCTTCGTCTGTTTCCTCTTCGTCAATCCACACCTTCGATTTATGGTCCATAGGTCCGAGTTTAAATGGCAGTTCCTGAATGCGGATTCCAAACCTACTATATTTAATATCCCAATCGTTGCTATCTATCATTTCTTTTAACTCGGCTACTGTCATTGTTTTTATCCCCTTTCTTTATCACTGATTATATTATGCGCCCAAAAGGGCGTAAAGTCAATGGTATATTTAAAATGTGGGGACGATTATTTTCTGGGAATACGGTAAAATGGGAGTAGGAATAAGCAGAAAGGGTGAAAACATGGTAAAAGACGGTTGGGTGTACTGCCCTATATGTAACAATAAAACTCGGACTAAAATACGACCGGATACGGTTGCGAAAAACCTCCCCGTATTTTGCCCTGTATGCAAGAATACATCCATAATGAATATTGCAAAAGGAAAAGCAAATGATTTAGACAAAAGTGGTTTATCACCTGCAAAATAACTTTAGAGCCAGACGCCAGACGCAGAGCCAAACAGATTACAGCAATGTAGTTTGTTTGGCTTTTTCTTATATTTGACCTCCCTCCTATAGCACATGTCCTTAAAAGAAACAGGTTCTAGCGCATAGCGTGAACAGCCTGGAGGTTGAAAAGCGGATGCAATTTCCGGCATGTGCATTCCTTCTAAAGGCTATCCTCCTCCCGTAATGGAGATAGAAAAAACTTGTCAGTTATGACCTGGACGAAACTGAAAAATGATACGGCATTGTTTTGGTGGGATATCGGCGGGCTGACAGCATTTCAGAGTACATATGCGGCGCAAAAAGGCGTGACGAGGAGTTTTCAAGAAATGCAATCGGGAAATAGCTCAGTTGGTAGAGCAGCAGCCTTATAAGCTGTGTGTCAGAGGTTCGATTCCTCTTTTCCCGATGTAGTCGGGTCGCTCCCGGATGATGTGAGAGCACGCAGAATGCCTCACAGAAAATGACAATGCCTGCTGAAAACTACTGCGATAGTTCCAGGGACTAGGACACGGGACTGAAATTCGCAGTGTGACAATCTAAGCAGGAACTGCATCATGAGGATTCGCCAAGCGGTTAAGGCACCGGGTTTTGACCCCGGCAAAGAAGGAACACTCTTTACGCTGGTTCAAATCCAGCATCCTCAGTTTTGGACACGCCAAGTCCTACAAAATGGCAAACCGTTGGTGGACGGTTACACACCTACAAATAACCTAATAACGGAAAAGGAGAATCATCATGAAAACCGAAGAATTAAAAGCACAAGGATTGACAGAAGAACAGATATCTTTTGTTATGGCTGAAAATGGGAAAGACCTCAAAAAGTTGCAGAAAGAAAACGACAATCTGAGCGCAGACCGGGATACCTGGAAAGAAAAAGCAGAAGCAGCAGAAACAACGCTGAAAGGCTTTGAAGGGGTTGACCTGGAAACGATGCAGAGGGAAATATCTGACTGGAAACAGAAAGCTACGGAAGCCGAGAAAAAAGCCCAGGAGCAGCTTTACGCGCGTGACTTTTCGGACGCTCTGAAAACGGAATTTGAGGGTATTAAGTTTTCCAGCGAAGCGGCTAAACGTGCAATTATGGCAGAAGTAAAAGAGGCCGGTTTAAAACTGAAAGATGGTAAAATTCTGGGGCTGAATGACCTTTTGTCTCAAATGAAAGAAAAAGATGCTTCGGCTTTTGTTGATGATGCACAGCAGCAGGTACAGCAGAACATGGCGAGGTTTACCGCACCAGTAGGTAAGCAGAATACGCCAGGAACTACGACACGAAAGGATATTGAAGCGATTAAAGACCCGTCTGAGCGCCAGTCTGCAATCGCCAGTAACCTACATTTATTCGGTAAAGGAGAACAGTAATGGCAGCAAAAGCCAATTTAATTACAAGTGCAGACATACAGGTTACGGCTCGCGAAATTGATTTTGTAACACGCTTTGAAAGGAACTGGCAGCACCTCCGGGATATCCTGGGGATTATGCGTCCTATTAAGAAAACACCGGGCGCGGTGCTGAAAAGCAAATATGCAGAAGGAACTTTACAGAGCGGTGCTGTAGGCGAGGGAGAGGAAATCCCTTACAGCAAATTTACAGTAAAGGAAAAGACATATGCGGAAATGACCATAGAGAAGTATGCAAAGGCCGTTTCCATTGAAGCAATTAAAGACCACGGCTATGAAAATGCCGTCCAGATGACAGACGACGAATTTTTGTTCCAGCTTCAATCGGATGTAACAGAACGATTCTATACATATCTGAATACCGGTACACTTACCGGAACAGAAACCACTTTCCAGATGGCCCTTGCTATGGCAAAAGGAATGGTAGAAAACAAATTCAAACAGATGCACCGGAATGTTACAGGTGTGGTTGGGTTTGCGAATATTCTGGATGTATACCAGTACTTGGGGGCTGCTGAAATCACTGTGCAGAATCAGTTTGGTTTCCAGTATCTCAAAGATTTCATGGGATTCAATACAATCTTCCTGCTGTCCGACTCGGAAATTGCAAGAGGAAAAATAATAGCTACACCAGTGGAAAACATTGTAATGTACTATATTGACCCAAATGAAAGCGATTTTGCACGGGCTGGACTGGTATATACCACAGGGGCCGGAGAAACAAACCTTATCGGATTCCACACCCAGGGTAATTACAACACCGCTGTTTCCGAGGCATTTGCAATTATGGGATTAACTCTGTTTGCGGAATACCTTGATGGTATTGCAGTTATCACCATCAGCGCGGGGGGAGCGTAGCCGCCAGTAATCTATCCCTGGACGCTGACGGCGAAGATTTGACAGGGAGCAAGAAAGCAAGAAGCAGATAAGGAGGAACCGGCATGGCCTATGCTGACTATGAGTTTTACACAACAAAATACTACGGCAGTGCCATACCGGATTCCCAATCATTTGATAAGCAGGCAGAACGGGCAAGCGACTTTCTTGACATTATAACATTTGAACGATTGGTTGACGGCCTCCCAGACAATGAACGAGCGCAAACCAAAATCAAGAAAGCCGTATGTGCCTTAGCTGATAAGCTGTATGGTTTGGAACTGGCAGAAAAACAGGCGCTATCTGCCGCCGCTGGAAGTATAACCAGCGGGACCGGCGGCGCAACAACAGGCGTTATCACGTCAAAGTCATCCGGTTCCGAATCAATCAGCTATGCATCCCCGTCAGAAATAGCTAACGGAGCTAAAGCCTGGAGTACTGTATACTCTGCGTCAGGGGATGAACAGGCAACCAATAAACTCCTGTATGATACTGCAAAGGTGTATCTGATGGGAGTAAGAGATGATAGTGGCGTTCCATTGCTGTACGCCGGAATGGGGTAGATATGGATATTACGACATTGGGAACATGTGTGGCTATTGTGGCTTTAAGTTATGTGGTTGGCCTTGGATGCAAAGCGGCAAAGAAGATACCGGACGAATGGATTCCGGTTATTATGGCTGTAGTGGGTGGCGCTTTGGGCGCGCTTGGAATGGGAACAATACCAGACTTCCCGGCATCGGACTATATCACGGCTGTAGCAGTTGGTGCTATGTCTGGCCTTACGGCTACGGGAGTTAACCAGGTGTATAAGCAGGCCAAGAAATGAGTAACTACCGAAACCGCAGAAATTATGAAAATCTGGAGCGCCAGATATTTGACGGCGTGGGAGAATATGGCATACCGCAGATAGAGCCAGCAACCTACGAAAGAGGCTGTGACTGGGTTGGTTTCAACTATGCCAAGACATGCAAAGAGCCTGAAAAGAAAGGTGTGCATTTCTTTCTTGATGATTACCAATTCAATAGGTTATGGAATGATGTTGACCGATACATACCCATGTTACAAAAATTCCGTTATGTAATGTCTCCAGACTTTTCCACATACACAGACTTTCCAAAAGCTATCCAGATATACAATCATTATAGAAAACATTGGGTAGGCGCATATTTGCAAGAGACAGGAATACAGGTTATTCCCACAATCTCATGGAGTACGCCAGACAGTTTTGCATGGTGCTTTGACGGAGAGCCACAGGGTGGTGTTGTGGCGGTATCGTCTTTGGGCGTGATGAACAGCAAAGAAAAGAAAGTGCTGTTTCTGACAGGCTATAAGGAAATGGTACGGCGTCTTTGTCCTGACACGATTATCTTTTATGGCTCTGTGCCGGATGAGTGCATGGGGAATATCGTGAGGGTACGGGCGTTTACAGAAAGGTTTAATGAGGTATTATGCAATGGGTGGTAGAGGTGGAGCGAGTGGATTATCTGCTAAAAACCAGAAAATATCTTTTAAAGGACTGCCAACTTTAAAAGGTTCAGAGAAACAAGTTCAATGGGCCGAACAAATCAGAAATAATGCTATTGATACTATCAATAGAAATATTGATTTAGCTAATGAAAGGATAAAGAAGTATCCCAGCGCTCAAAAAAAATATCAAAATGAAATTGAATCTTTGCAAGAGATAGGTAAACAGCTAAAAGAAGTATTGTTAAAGGTATCTAATGCTTCTCAAATTATTGAAAAGCGTCACATATTTGAATCATCTAGGATATTAGATGAAGCGTCAAAAATCGAACAAAGAAAAAAGAAACGCTAATAGGTGATTAATATGTACAATGCTACAGTAACAGTATTTAACTACTACGAATCATCCACAACTGGCATTGGTATTTGGTATCCCCATGTATTATCTGGTGTTGACCTTAATACCGACAAGGGCGCAATCCTAAAAAAGTATGGGCCAGACAGCACGGATAATGCCGAATTACACATAGCTTATGAATTACAGGATGGTAAACAAATAATCTGTGATGCTGACGGTAAAGAATTGCCGTGGCTTCCTCCAAAGGAGTGGAGGAGACAGGTAAATGACTTGTTGGACGATACCATTACTTTTGAAGCATCGGATGATTGTTTTTTCTGGGAAGGGGTATGGGATAGCGGCCCGGTCAATGATGAAGATTATCGTGGTGGGTTTTATGCCTATATGAACAACCGGTACGACTTCGTATATTTGGTATCTTCTGTTGGAGGTCCATACTCTGTGATTCCTCACTTTGAGATATTGGGGAAATAATATGGCAAGTAAAATAACACATTTTAAAGGATTCTCTGTTGTTGATGGAGATATCAAAATCAAACTTAATTTAACCCGGTTTGATAAGCAATTCCAGCGCGCGCAGTATCAACTTGATGGAAATGTGATGAATAGTATGGTCCCTTTTATGCCGATGGTCACAGGCGATTTTGTGGATGTTACCAGAGCAGCGAGCGTTGCAGTACAAGGGAGCGGAAAAGTATATGCCGCATATGGCCCTGCTGGTCGTTCTTTATACCAGGGTAAAACTATGGTTAGCACTGTTACTGGTAGTACCTGGGCTACAAAGGGTACTAAAAAGGTATTAGTAAGCCAATATGGAGGAAAAACCAAAGCAAAAGAGGATTTACAGTATACCAAAACAGCGCATCCTAAGGCACAGGCTAAATGGTTTGATGCAGCAAAAAAAGCAGATGGTAAATCATGGATAAAGCAAGCCAAGAAAACGGCTGGAGGTGGAAAGCGTGGGTGATGAACGAAAACCAATAGGAAAAGACGCAAGCGGATATGATGTGCTGACAATCGCTGTAAAGGCTTTGCTTAATCAATTCCCCGGTTTGTATGAAAATGAAACCGTTAAGTTTGAAGAATTGGGCGAGGATAGTGGGATTGCATTTTCGGCAGATAATGGAGCCTTAATCTTTTCTGAGACTGAGGATGTACTGGGTGGAGTGCGCCAGACCTGCCAGTATCCCTTCTATATTATATACCGTACATCATCCACAAAAGAGCGGCAGAAAATGAGTATACAGGAATTTCTTGATACATTTGGAAAGTGGTTATGCCGGGAGCCGGTTGTGATTAATGGGAGTGAGCAACGATTATCAAAATATCCCACATTATCCCAGGGAAGAAAGATAACCAAAGTTACACGTGATAACTCATACGGCCTGGAACCGCAGGAAAGTGGTGTGCAGGACTGGATACTTCCAGTGTCAATAGAATATAAATATGATTTTGAAAGATGGTAGAGCCAGACGCTAAGACGCAGAGCCTTGTGTGATGGCTCTATTTTTATTTGAAAGGAGAAAAGCAGTGGCAACGTGGACTTATGCCGATGGAGAGGCAAAAAGAAAAGACTTTATGGTCTTTTGGATAACTGATGGAAGCACCACAAATATCACAAAAGATAAACTTGAAATTATTGGAAAAGGCGTTGAGGATATGCCGATTTCGATGAATCCAGAGACGGAAGAAAGCCAGGATGTACTTGGAAATAATAACTATGATATCACCGGATATGCGGAAAGCATGACAGTGGACCCGACTAATGTATCAGGCGAAAGTAAATATGCTCAAAAGATAGATACGCTTATGGAAGAAAGGGCAACTCTGTCAGATTTACGGTTGAAATATCTTTGTGTAAAGCGATACAAAACCGACAGTACAGGAAAGATGCGTGCGTGGGTGCAGGAGGGTGTTGTTGAGTTGGGAGACTTTGCAGGAGGACTGAAAGGTGTTTCCGCAGCTCATACGGTGCATTATGTAGGTGATAGGACTCTTGGCGCTGTAGACCCTACAACAATGGCTTTTACGGCTGATGGGGCAAGTCCTGCTTCGTTGTCCGAATAAGGAGATTAATCATGCCTAATATTCCAATAAATATTGAAAGTCCGGTTAAATACTACGATTTTACTGACCAGCATGGAGATGTGTTGGCAACTTTTAAATTTGTTCCAACAGACCTTGACATATTCGAGCGGCAGCAGAATGTGTATAGAGCATTCGAGGATATGTGGATGGAGTTAAAAGCAACCCTTGATAGCAAAAAGAAGGATGAACTGTCGTTAGAGATAATCAATAAATACGCAAAGTCTCTCCAGGATAAATTTGATTATCTATTTAACGCAGACACTTCTGGCTTCTTCAAAATCGCCAGCCCATTCACGCCAATGGAAACCGGCGACCCCTGGGCGCTGGTAATACTCGAAAGTGTCCAAAAAATCATAGAGCAGGAAACCGGTAAGAATTTTACGGAAATGGAAAGTAAGGCCGGAAAATATACACAACCGTATAATGCCGGTCCGGGAAAATACCCATTTCCCGTAAAATGAGCGCAGCGTGGTCCCTCCCATATTCTCTCTCTGTTAATGGAATAGACTATGAAATCCGTGAGGACTTCCGGGCAATATTAGATATTTTATCAGCCTTTGCAGATGAAGAATTATCTGACCCAGAGAAAACACAAGCAATGCTTGAAATTCTTTACTGGCCCGTTATCCCGCCTCCGCACGATTTAACAGAAGCGGCAGAAAAAGCATTATGGTTTATCGACTGTGGTGTGGTGCATGAAGATACTCCATCACCGCGTGTAATTGACTGGGAACAGGACGCAGGAATTATTTTCCCAGCGGTTAACAGGATTGCAGGGTTTGAAACACGCGGATGCCAGATAATCCATTGGTGGACTTTCTACGGATGGTTCATGGAAATTGGGGACGGATTGTTTTCTCAGGTCCTTTCTATCCGGCAGAAACTGTCAAAAGGGAAGCGCTTAGAAAAGTGGGAGCAGGAGTTTTTACAGAACAATAAAAAGCTATGTGAACTTGAAAAATCCACTGACAAATCTAAAGAAGAATTTGATTATTTTGCAGAGTTGCTAAAGTGAGGTGATATCTTTGCAACCTGATGGAACTGTATTAATAGATACTAAAATCAATACGGATGGTGCAAAAACAGGCAGCGAAGATATCAAAAGGACGCTATCCGGCACAATGGATTATATAAAATTGCTACCTCAGGCTTTTAAGGATATTCCAGGCATTATGAAACATACATTTTCATCTGCTTCTAAATCCATACAAAGTCTTACACCAAGTGTACGCAATTTGCAAGATGAAGTGGACCGGTATAAAGATGCATTATATTATGCCGAAAAGGCTGGTTATGGGCTTGGAGATGCACCATACGATAAGGCATTGGCAGGATTGCAGCGGGCTAAAAAAGCAATGCAGGATTACAAGAAAAAGCTGCTCGGTGTTGATAATGAACAAAAGAAGGCAAGCAAAAGTGGAAGTAAGCTCAATAAATCATTAAAAGGTACTGAGAAAGCATCCCGAGGTGCACGAATGGGATTGGGCCGAATGCTTGCAACATCTATCTTATTTAGCACTGTATTCCGTGCCATTTCCGCAGTAACGGGCGGATTAAAAGAAGGTATGGATAATCTGGCCCAGTATTCAGATGATACCAATAAAGCGTTATCCATGCTGATGTCCAGTATGACCCAGCTTAAAAACTCTTTTGGCACAGCCTTTTCTCCGTTGGTGGAATACGCATCTCCGGCCCTGGCACAGTTTATTAATTTGCTATCCCAAGCTGTTACCTGGACGGCGCAACTGCTGGCAGCATTAACCGGGAAGGATACATTTGTTAAAGCGGTTAAGGTCCAGCAGGATTACGCGGACAGTCTGGACAAAACCAAAGACGAAACAAAAGATGCAGCCAAAGAAACGGAAAAGGCTATAGCGCCGTTTGATAAACTGATACAGATAACAACCGGAAAGAAAAAGAAGGAAGATAAAAACGAACTTAAACCAGAGGATATGTTTACCACCGAGGAAGTATCCAATGATATTAAGCTACAGGCAGAGGCTATAAAGGATACGCTTGGGAAACTGTTCGACCCGCTTAAGAAATCTTGGTTTGAAAATGGCCCACAAGTAATGAGTTCATTGCAAAATACATTCTCTGCAATTAAGCAGCTTGCAAGTGATGTAGGCGCATCGTTTATGCAGGTGTGGAATGTAGAAGGATATGGGAAAGCAATCACGGATGATTTACTAATTACTTTTGCAAATCTGGTTGATACAGTTGGTAATCTAGTTACAAACTTTGATAAGGCGTGGGTATCTGGCGATACTGGCACAAACATTTTAAGGCACCTTGGGGATATTATTCTTGAAATAACAGGATTTTTCCGTCAAGCATCAGAAAGTTTAAAACAATGGTCTGCGAATTTGGATTTTTCACCTTTGCTGGAAAGCTTTGACAGGATTTTGATTGCTGTAAAACCTATTGTATCAGATGTTGGAAACTTGATATTGTGGTTTCTTAACAATGTACTACTTCCAATTGCAAAATGGGGAGTAGAGCAAGCGTTGCCAACTGTATTTGATTTAATTGCAGCAGCCCTGAAAGCAATACATAGTGTGATTGATGCACTGAAGCCATTGGGGATATGGTTATGGGAAGAATTTTTACAGCCATTAGGAGAGTGGACCGGGGCAGTTATCATAGCTGCATTAGAAAAGGTCGTAGAATGGTTGACTAAATTTTCGGATTGGGTAAGTCAAAATCAGACATTGGTTGAAAATATTACAGTTGCAGTACTGGCATTTTTTGCGGCGTGGAAGTTTTCAGCATTTGTATTGGGCATAGGACAATTAATAAGCAATCTTGGAGGCTTTTTAGCAATTGGAGAACGTGTTATTTCACTTTTAGCAAGAACCGTATCAAATATAAATCCCCTTGTCCTTGCTATATCAGGCATAATATCGCTGATTGCTGTGTTGGCCAAGAACTGGAACAACATGTCTCCAACAGAAAAAGTTATAGCAAGTATTCTTGCAGCGGCTTCGGCAGTTGGAATTCTTGCAGTCGCTTTAGGAGCATTAGCTGGTGGTGTAGGCGCTGGTGTTGTAGCTGCTTCATTAGCTGCTGGAATAGCTGCTGCTACAATAGCAATTAATGCTGGTAAGCGTGCTGCATCTGCCGGATATTCTGGTGGGTATGGAGGAAGAAGTGCCTACCCCATGTCTGCCTATGCAGCAGTCCCCTATAAAATGCCAATGCTTGCAACCGGTACAGTAGTACCACCGCGGGCAGGAATGTTTGCTGCTATCTTGGGAGATAATACAAAGGAGCCGGAAGTGGTATCCCCTTTATCAACTATGAAGCAAGCTCTTAAGGAAGCGCTGGCAGAAAGCAATATATCAAGCGGAAACCAGATTGCTAAAGCGGAGCTAATACTTGATGGTACAAGATTCGGTCAGCTTGTAGTCAAATTTGGAAACAACGAAAAGAATCGTGTGGGTGTAAGAATGGTCACGGAGGGCAGCGTATAATGGATCAGAATGGGAACGGAGTATTTACCATAGACGGAGTTAATCTCCGCCTATGTGTAAAATCCTTAAAGCGAAATTTTTCGGTCGCAGATAGTGAAAATTCTGGACGTTTGCAGTCTTATAGGATGCACCGTGATATTATCGGTACATTTTATAATTATACGCTTGATATTGATGCGGAAAGAAGTAATCCGGCAGACTATGATACATTTTACGAAATTATCTCCGCTCCGGTCGAGTCTCATAATATGGTATTTCCATATGGTCAAGCTACCAAAGAATTTGAAGCATACATAACCAGCGGGGATGATGATTTAAAAATCAACAAGAACGGAAAAGAAGGTGAGCGTAACCATTGGACCGGGTTATCCATTACCTTTACCGCTATGGAGCCGCAGAGGAGGCCGTGATGTGTTTTTAAAGCAATCCATATTATCTGATGCAGAACAGAATACTGAGGGATTAAAGATTGTTTATGATGACTTGGCCCCTTATGCCAAAGAAAATAGTACAGCATCCATTACAAGACCTGGATTAAGACCGAGAATAGGACTTCGTCCAGGCCCTGGTTTACATCCGCGTGGGACAATAACAGAGCAGGAATTTCCAGAATTAAAGCGAGATGATATTTCTTATCCTGGATATGCTCTATGCTTTCCACGGTTTTCTCTGCTGAATGGAAAGTATATCAATTTTCCAGATAATCCGCTTCCGTATGGATATATAAGCCCAGAAGTATCAAATGAACAAGGATTGTTCGGATATGTTAAGCAAAGCCAAGGACTTAAGCCCCAAATGGGTTTGCATCCAGGAATGTTTTTATATCCTAAATCAACAACTGAAAAGTTAATTGAATCCCCCATGCTGACAGTAACCTTTAATCAAAAATTCACCAGTGTAGGACTGCTTTTTACTTTTAATATGATGTCTGGAGATTATTGTACGCGAATGAGAGTAAAGTGGTACGCGGATAATAACCTGTTGTCAGATATGGAGTTTTCCCCGGATTCAGTTCGATATTTTTGTAATAACTATGTGAGAGGATATAACAAACTGGAAATCACGTTTTTGCAGACATCAAAACCCATAAGGCCAGTATTTGTTACCAGAATAGATTATGGAATATACCGTGATTTTCTGGACAACGAATTATTGGAAAGAAACTGTTTGCAAGAAATCAATGCAATATCAGAAAGCATAAGTATTAACACCTTAAATTTCACGGTCAGGACAACATCCGATATACCGTTTGATTTACAGAAAAAGCAGAAACTTACTTTATATTTCAACGGTGAGTTGATAGGAAATTTTTATCTTAAAAACGGTGCCAGGAAAAACAAAACGGATTACCATATGGACGCGCATGATGCGGTGGGGGTATTGGATGGTAATGAATTTGTTGGAGGAATATATACAGGCCAGCCGGTTTCTGAGATATTAGAGAAAATATTTGAGAATGAAGATTTTAATTATTTGTTGGATGAATCATTTTCAGATATTCCGCTTTATGGTTACATACCGTATACCACAAAGAGAAACGCATTAGTATACATATGCTTTGCTATTGGAGCTATTGCAGATACAAGCAATTATGACGGAATTGTTATCTATCCGCAAGAAAATGCTTTGAGTGGTGAATTTTTGAATGATGAAGTATTTTCTGGGGTTACATTGGAGCATTCTGATATTGTCACAGGAATCCGGCTAACAGTTCATACATATCAAAAATCGGATGAGGCGCAAGAACTATATAATGATACTTTGAATGGAACAGCAGAGGTTATTTTTAGAGAGCCTTATCATGGTCTGGAGATAACTGGCGGCACCATTGGTCAGTCTGGTGATAACTATGCTTACATAACCGGAACCGGTGGAAATGTAATACTAACCGGAAAGAAATACAACCATCTTACAACATCAATCCTTAAAGAGAATCCTGATATTGTGTTTAACAAAAATATTCGTGAAGTAACAGATGCAACGTTGGTGCACAATGGTAATGCTCAGCAAGTGCTTGAACGCGTATATGCATATTACCAGCGCGCAGAAAATGTGGTGGGGGATGTACTTATAGGAAATAAAAAACTAGGACAGAAGGTTAGGATTGATACAGATTATGATGGATACCGCACCGGTATTATTGAGAGCTACAATTACAGCTTTTCTCCCAACGAAATTAAGGCAGAGGTAAAAATACATGAGTAAGTATTTAGAATCTCTTATTTTTGACCGTACGCAGTCAGACATAATAGAATTAACTGACAAAGCTTACATTGATTATAAAGACCTAAACCGAATCGAACAGGCGATTAAATGGGTATCTTATGTTCTCAATCAGTATGGATATAGAAATACGACAAACAACAAGCTGAATTGGAAACCTGAGGACCATAGGACGGATAAAGAAATGGAACGTCTAAGAAAAAATATAGTTGCAATAAGAAACGCGTACTATACAGGCGATAGCACTCCCCTTACCCCAGATAAGATAACATACACATCAATTTATCAGGCCAATGCCATAGAAAAAATCATTTATGATTTGGGTAATTTGATTGAAAAGTCCTATCCTGGTCCTCAGCATTTGTCGTTTAAATTGGGAACCAAAGTTCTAGGAAATAGAGGTATTAAGCTATGAATTTGAAAACAAATTTTAAAAATGACAAATTTTCCGGATTACGAAAATATAAGATGACCACAGATGCGTCAACCGGCCTAACAACGCTTGAAGATAAAACAGAGTATCAGGAAATAGGAGACATTTTTACGGCTGATGATATTAACGAAACCAATAAGGCTGTATTACAAAATAACTCAGAAATCGAAGATATCAAAGGTATAAAAAGAATTATGGTTCTTTCGGAAAATTGGAGCACATCTGTGCCCTATTCGCAGACTGTTGGTGTTCCTGGAGCAAAAGAGAACATAGGGCTTATTATTGGTGGTCCATATTTAGGGGATAAACCAAGCGCAAGCGTAGCCAGAGAGAGAAAAAAAGCTTTTGGATATGTCGATAGTGCTGAAAGCAGAAATGGAGTTGTTACATTATATTGCTATGGTTCTAAACCATCAACAGATTTTCAAATTCTCGTAAAAGGGGCAGGGAACTAGCATGGCAGAATGTATACTATATAACGGAGGCATGTTTAATAATGACTATCTTACTGCAAAACCAGAAGATGTCAGGTATGGAGAAACGTTTATTGGTGCAGGAACAGAAAATGCACAAGAGGGAACTATGCCAACTTATTATAATGTGGAACATGATTTCCCGATTAATGGAAAATTTTATATCCCAGAAGGATATTTTGTTTCAATAACATTAAAACAGGATATCCCAACGCTAGGGGCGCAATACGTTGACCCTTCTATCAATGGAACAACCGCCGGGGTCAAAGGAACCTATATGACTGGAAATACCTTTATAGGTGGCATATCGGGAATTTCAAGTGCTGTAATAAAAAAGGGAGTTAAAATAGGTCCATATATTGGGACGTTTGAGGGATGGGTTGATTAAAATGGCTGATTGCATAATTAAAAAAAATGGAGCTAATGCAGATACAAGTGATTTAACTGCTCTTCCATCGAGCGTAAAAAAAGGAAAAATATTTTTAGGTCGTGGAAGTGATAATGAACAAATTGGAAAAATGCCAATTATACAACCTGAAAGGTATGAATTGCAATTAAATCAGACGCTATCTTTGGGAGAAGGATTTTATGAAGCAGGTAGTACTGTAACACAAAACATACCGACATTAGGCAATCAATATGTTGTTCCGAGCGCAGATTTACAAACAATAGAAACAGCTGGTAAATATATGGAAGGTGATGTTTTTGTAGAAAGTCTCCCGAATCTTATTGCATCGAATATTAAAAAAGATGTTGTTATTAGAGTAGGGGATACAACTATTGTAGGAACTTACGAAGGATACGAAAATGATGACCCGTATACGCCGTATTATAATGGCGTGTTTGGTCCAGGCCAATCAATAAGCTCGTTCCCATCTTTTGGGCGTAAAGGTGGACCTTACTATAAAGGAGACGTGACATTTGGGCGAGATAACATCCATATTGAAAATCCTCTTAGCACAGATTATGTAACAACGGCAATTGTATTTAATGTTCCTCTCAATTTTGATAATATCAATCGAATAACGCTGAAATATTCTCTCGCCAATGCTTCTGGAGGATGTGAAATGGTTCTAGCTACTGGATATGTCAGTGATTATATATATATGCGAGATTCCAGTGGCTCCGGTAAAGATTATAACTCTGGGCTAGGTGATTATTGGAGACGAGAGATACCAAATACATCAGGAAATTTAAAAACGAATAATTTTGATGTGTCCAATATTACTGGAACACGATTTATATACATATCACTTTTTATGCGCACTACAGCAAGCACATCAGTTGTTAATATGACATTACGTGAATTAAAATGTACTATGTAACAGGAGGCATACATGGCAATCAAAAATTTAGAAAAAATGGATATCTATAATCCAACTAATTATGTAAATAATTCTGAACCAGATATTGATGCTGATAATCTGAATAAAACCGAAAATAAACTTGAAGAAACGGTTGCAAAAGCCAATGAAATCATTGATGCTTTAAAAACATTAATTTCAACCGTTCAAACAAATTCGGACAACACTGTTCCGTCATCCTCGTTGGCCTATGTAATGCAGCAAGCAATCACAAAAAACAAAGAGGATATTGCTACTGCAAATAGCAATTTAGCATCTAAAATAGCTGTGGTGACTTATTCAAAAGCCGGTATACCCATTGCTGCCGGAGACGATTTTTTTGCTAACATACCTGTAGATATTGACACATCTGCATATAGATGGGTATTCCCCATATTATCTGATGTATCAGGGGATAACAGTACCAAAATAAACATAAGCAATTGTATATGGCAAAATACACAGGTACATATTAAAGGCAATAATCAAGCAGTCGGTGCAGCAAACATAAGCCTTGCGGGTGTTGTAGTTGCTATCAAATAATCATTTTGAATAAGCATACCAACCTTGTATTTTAGACACTATTGTATCTCCCACATAAAAATACATGGTATCACCAGACCATTTAACAGATATGTCTTGTGTGCCAGTAGGAATGTCAATTGTTGGGGTATATGTGACCGTAGCTTTATTCTTTAAATGCTAATTTGCTATATAAAAACCATATCCACGAAAGGAGTCAAATGAACCAATTAAAATTATCAAACAACACAAAATACGACTTAATAACAAACGGGGTGGAAGAATCAGGCAAATACCTAACCCTGTCGTTTCTTCCCGTCCTAGATAGTTTTGAAACGGTAGAATCCGAATTTAATCCGACAAATACAGAAAAAATTTACATACTTGGTTTGGACGGTCAGCCGATGGAAGTAAAAACCGGATTTACTCAGCTGGTTGAGATGCGCAAGAAAATGGATTATGTCATTTCATCTGAAACAGTAAATACCGGAACCGAGGAAGAGCCGAATTATGAAACCAATGAAGTGAAGGATAGCATTATGGTTGTTAAACTTCGTAGGCCAGATATCCGGGATACAGTGCGGACATTGCAAGATACAGTGGATGCAATAATTTTAAATCAGCTGGAGGTGTAACATGTATACAACGTTAAAAAGGTTATATAACAATGGAAAAGGGCCATTAACCGTTGATGAGCTTAACCGGGCTGTATTACTTGGATGGATTACAGAGCAGCAGAAAAACAGTATAATTGGAGGATGATTATGAGAGATATCACATTGTGTCATCCACGCTTACAGCTTTTAGCAGGTCAGTTAGTGGATGAATGTAATAAACAGGGATTAAAAATTAAGATAGGCGAAACATTGCGAACTGTGGCAGAACAGGATGCGTTATATGCTCAGGGCAGGACTAAACCGGGGAACATTGTAACTAATGCTCCAGGCAGTAGCTACAGCTCATATCATCAGTGGGGTACTGCCTTTGATATCTTCCGCAATGACGGAGCTGGAGCTTATAATGAAATTGGTGGATTTTTTAACCGTGTAGGTGCTATCGGTGTATCTTTGGGACTTGAATGGGGTGGAAATTGGAAGTCTCCTGTGGACAAGCCACATTTCCAATTGCCGGATTGGGGAAGTAGCACATCTGGAATCAAGAAACTATATCGCACCCCGGATGAATTTATGAAAACCTGGGTGACAGAGGGACGCACTGGCTGGATTAAGGATAATAACGGCTGGTGGTACCGCAGACCAGATGGAACTTACCCGGCTAATAAGTGGTGTGTCATAAATCACCATTGGTATCTGTTTAACAAAGACGGATATGCTTGCACCAGCTGGCACCGCTGGAATGGAAGTGCATGTGACCCGGATGATGGTTCGGGGGATTGGTATTACTTTGACCCTACACCAAACGGTCCATTGGAGGGGGCGTGCTGGCATAGCCAGGACAATGGGGCACTGGATGTCTGGTACATAGAGGATTCTAATTCAATATAAAAGCGCCAGAACTTGACTCTGACGCTTATATAAATAAAGTACCATCTTCGGAAATATGCAACACGAAATGCAACACGGAGCCTACAAACCGCATAAAACCGTTGTATTTTACGGGTCCGATTCCCGTCAGCAGCTTTTCCTTAAAACCTTGTAGACACGTAGAAAACAACGTATTTGCAAGGTTTTTTCATGTTTTTAAATAGCACTTCCTCTATCTTACACGGAGGAAGTTATTATAATATTTAAGATATATGCAACACGATGCAACACGGAAAATATGCTATTTATTACATGCTGTTTAATTTTTCAAAGTGCTTATTGATTTTTTTGTTCTGCCGGACAGATTCCAGGTCAATCACATTTCTGTAGACAGCTTTCATAATATTGTCACTGGCCCATCCCCCCCGCTGCAATATATATTGGTCCGGTACACCTATGGCGTGCATAATAGATGCAGCATAATGCCGTAGGTCATGGAAACGAAAATGCGGTACATCAATCTTTTTAAGCACCCGCCCAAATCTATGTGTGATATAATCCGGGTTCATGTCAACTAATTTCCCTTTTTTACCCGATATCCGGTCAATTACAAAGGCTGGCATTTCTACGTCCCGTGTGCTGTCATCCGTCTTTGGCTGTTTGATATACCATTGATTGTCTGGCCCCTTTACCATATTGTCTCTTACGTGGATTATCCTTCCATCCACGTTTTTATCAGTTAGGGCACTTATTTCTCCGCGCCTGAGTGGTCCAAAGGCTGCTAGTAAAACAGCTATTTCTAAATCAGTACCTTTGATTGTCTCCAGCAGCTTTTTAATATCATTGTCATTGGGGCAATATAATTCAGGACGTTTTTTCTGAGGCAGTTTAACTTTTAGAGTTAAATCCGGTGCAAACATCTCCAGGGATGCAGATAATAGGCCATAGGCATTTCGGACTGTCTTTGGAGAGAGTTGTTTTGAAGCCAAATCACTTACCCATATCTGTACAGATGGATTAGTTAGCTCTGAAAGCCGTTTACGCCCAAATGCGCCGCTGAAATACTGTCTTTGCAATCCAGTATACCCTCTGAGCGTAGAAGGGCTTAAAACACCTTTCTTGACGCTCAAATAACGCTCGATAGCTTGGCTCACTGTTATATCTTCTTCCCCGTCCTCTTCCGGGTCATTGTATTGTTCTATAGGTTTATTTTTCATGTCTAATTTCCATCTGGTAGCCATCTCCTTTGCCTCTTTACGTGATGGGGCAACAAAGCTTTTGTAATGCCTCTTACCTTTATCGTCTGTATACAGATACACTTGCACTCGGACATTTCCAGACGGCAGTACTCCTTTTTTTCTTTTCGGGGCTTTTGTAGTCATTTTTCTTTCCTCCTTCAATTGATTTCCCTAAAATGGGTATAAAAAATACAGCTCCGCAAATATCTTGCAAAGCCGCCCCGAAGATGGTACAATATAGGTGCGAATTATAGTGCATATCTTCGGGTATGTGGGCCGGTTCCTGTTGGCGCAGGGGCCGGTTTTGTTTTATTATATACCTTGAAACATCTGTTGTACTTGGTCTAATGCATTGTTCATTTCTGCTACAGCATTTTTATATGCCATATATCTCCAATAAATAATTAAAGCATAAATGGATATAACCATCACTGTAAAAATTATTCTGTCAGCCAAAGAACGTTTTTTATAACACCATAGTAATGCAATTCCAAAGGGAGCAAAACAAAAAAATGTGAGCAATCCTATAAAGATATTTTTTTTATAAAATGGGTCTTGATTAGAATCATGTTCTATGATGTCTAAATTAGGACATTTTTCTTGAATATAATCAATTGCTCGCTGCATTGGCTCATTACTTTTTTTGGAAAATGTAAAGCGTTTCATTTTTCCATATTGGAGGTAGAAATCTATGTATCCACCTTCTGTGGCAGAACGAAATTCATATTCGATTTTTGATATATCATCATATTTTATTTTAGTTTTATTTCCAATAATATCGATAATATTTATTTCTTTTTTACCAACATAGAGTTTTCCCCAATCACCTTTTATACTCATAAAAAACCACCAGCCTTGTTATTGATGTTTTATATAATGATATTGGATTGTATACATAAGCTATCACCATTCTTTAAAATCAAAGAGCTTTTCTTTGTATCCTGTTAGACTAGCAAGCTGTTCTTTGTTTAATCCTGGATTTTCAATGATAATTTTATCTGATATTAATAGCTCAGCAGCAAATATATTGGCCTCTTTCTCCGGTTTAGCAAGATTAAATAAAGTACCACCAAAAAACATGCATTCACTTCCTTTATGTAATATTCCATGACCAACTTCGTGAGCTAAGACTATATCAATGTATTTTTTATCTGTTATTCTCGAATTAATACATATGCATGGTACTCCTTCATACTCGATGTAGTAACCTGAATATTTCCCCAAGTCATTCTTTTGTATAATCATGTCTAAATAGTCTGCAATTTCAAATGGATTTCTGGTATTGTATTTTTCGACCAGTTTCAAAACGGTATCTTTAATAATCTCCAAATTGCTACTCTCCAAAGCCATCATGCTTTTTTTTGATAATAGCTGCCCTGCAAAGTGATAATAGCGAGTCTCTTAATAATTTGTCCTCATCTTCATCCCCTGAATAATCCTCTCCATTAAACCTCAGGACAACTGTTTCTTTGTTCCTTATGCGGTCCATAATTTTGTCAACATCAGTAATAACATTAAGCTCTTCTGATTCAGAAAGAGTGGGCTTCTTTGCTTCTGGGGATTCCTCCTTCCCATTCATTAAGTAATCAACAGTTACTCCAAAGAAATCAGCAAGTTTTTGCAATCTCTCCGGTGTAGGAGTGCTGTTTTTCCATTTAGAAACAGAACCATTAGAAAAACCCAGCTCCTTTTCTAGTTTTCCTTGCGAAAGCCCAGTGGATTTTCTTAAGCTTTCAATCCGCTCATATACGGTCATATAACTCCTTTCTAATCCACAGAAAAAATTCTGCAAAAAAAGCTTGACAATTAGAAAGAGTTCTGTATAATAGAGATATAGATACAGAAAACTTTCGGTAAAACTTAACGGGTACAGATATTTTTCTAATAAATTGTGTGGTAACTTTATATTAGAATACTTTCTATGTTTTGTCAAGAGTTTTGCTGAACATTTTCTAAAAGAAGAGAGGGTGATAAATTGATTTATGACAAAATTAAAGAAATATGCGAAGAAAGAGGTTTGAGTGTTAGGTCAATTGAAATCGAAGCTGGATTAAAGAATGGAGCTATTAGCAAATGGAATGATTCAAGCCCAACTGTAAAAAGCCTTAAAGCGGTTGCGGATGTTTTAAAAGTCAAAGTGGACAAGCTTATTTCTTAGAGTAGGAGGTGAGGTCATGAAAGCTGCATGGAATATTAATGGAATTTTTAAAGCAGATGCCGAAAAAGTTTCGGATGAATTATCAGCAATTAAGTGTACACCATCCAATGTAGTAGAACATGCCAGGAATCCAAAAACAGAATTACATAAATGTTTTGAATGGAATGATTCTATAGCAGGGGAAAAATACAGAGAACATCAGGCACAACAAGTAATACGTAATCTTGTAATCATTAAAGAAGAAACCGAAGAAAAAACACCCATAAGGTTATTTTACAATACCGGAGATAGGACAGGAGAATATAAGCCCGTACAACTGGTAATGAGGAAAGAAGATGAATATAAGAATTTGTTAAATAAAGCACAGGAAGAATTAAGGGCATTCAAAAAGAAATATAGCTATTTGACTGAGTTAGAAGAAATTCTTTCCTTAATTAGCTAATAGTAATAATTGGCCTGCTGAATTGACAATATATTGTTTTGTCATCAGCAGCAAAAGAAAATACAGAACATTGCAGAATAAAACATAAGATAACAATATATTGCCAATTCAGCAGACCAACAAGCATTATAATTTTTCTGACCGTATACATATTGGAATTAACCAATAAAAAATTAGAACGATGCAATACAGCAAAATAAATAACATCTCAGAATATCAAATTACAATACAGAATATTAAATATTGGATTTAATTCCAATATTTATGCGGTCAGATATAGGAGGAGACATGAACAAAAAGGAAGAAAGTATTATAACCTTAGAGCCTATTAAAAAGTGCAAAGTTAAGATAGCTTTAGTAGGAGATTCTGATTTGATTTTGAACAAGAAAGCAAGGTCATATGAAGAATTGGAAATATTTAAGCAATCACATCCAAAGGGAACAAAAATTCCTAAGGAGTTGCAGCAACCTTATAACCTTTTTGAAAAATTAATTACTTCTATTACATGGGAAAATAAAATTCCGGTGTATGATGATTATTCCATGTACACAAAAGAAATGTGGGAAGAATTAATTTATTCAAACCGTCCGTGTATTTTATCAAAAGCATTTAAGGATTCTTTTATGGAAGCGTTTATTTCTTTAGGCTATAAAGAAGCCACAAGTAGGAATGGTACAGACTTTAAACGTTCTGTCAATATTTCCAATTGGAAGAATCCAGTGGATATTACATCAGCTACATTCAGTCAGCATTTGACTCCAAACACAGGAATCACAAAAACCAATGTTATTGCTCAATATAATGTTTTTTCTGGATGGAAATGTGAAATTGAAATATCCCACATTGATTATATATTCGCAACAGATACAGTACTTGAAATTATAAACAATGCTGGTGAGTTTATTGGAATAGGAACACGCAGAGCAGAGGGATTTGGCAGATATCATGTTGAATCAATAAATTAAATGCCCCGGCGGTGCTACGAACACCAACCGGAGCCGTAACCACATTAACCACACTAATGCGGATACAGGAATATTTTACCATTTTCTCCTGTATTACGCAAGCACAGGAGGAAAATATTTATGAACATTGAAAACCAGAAGGACAAGCCAACATGGGAAGGGCTGGAGCAGTATTTTGCTGTAGAGGTAATCGAGCAGAGCAAGAGGAATGCAAAGCATTGGTTTATAGCGTTCCTGGTAACACTGGCGGCGCTGATAGGCACCAATGCTGCATGGCTTTATACCGCGGGTACATATGACTATGTTTCCCAGGATGGCACTGGACTGAACAACATCAACACAGGAACACAAGGAGATTTAGAGAATGGGACAGAGAGCCAGGATTAAGAAGAACGGCAAGAGCCGGGGAATCAAGAGGAAGAGAAGGAGATAAACGATGTACATTAATCCATTTTTAGCAGGAGTTGTTTGCACTGTTTTTGCAGAGATACTAATAATTATAGCAATAGCGTTTTACCAGTATTTTAAGAGTTAATGGCGGTGTGTGGCACACAGGTCCAGGTTCGATTCCTGGCATAACCATGGTGGAAAGTAAGAGGGTGCCGGTTCGACTCCGGCCGCCGCCAACTTTAAAATTTTCAGAAGGAGATAAAAATGGAACGATTAACAAAGGTTGATGACCAAGGCAGACTGTTGGCTTATTCCATAAGCGATACTGGATTGCCTACAATTGTCATGAAGGGTAATCCATACCGCGAATTAATCGAGAGATTGAAAGCCTATGAGGATACCGGCCTGACGCCGGAGGAGATTCTGGGCAGAAAGATGCTGGCCGGTTGGATTCCGGTGGAGGAGCGGTTGCCAAAGCGAAAAGAGTGGATAGTGACCGATGGCGAAGAACATTACCTTCGGAGATTAGAAGTCGCTGTAGCGAGTGATACTCTTGAATACTTTTTTGTATCCTATGATGGATATAAATGGTTTGATAAGTTTGGACGTACTTACGGAAATGTTGTAGCATGGAAAATCCATGAGCCATTAAATCCACAAAACTGAAATTAAGGAGGAAGTAGAGTGAAATCTAAGAAGCCGTCAGAATGGCAAAAGGACAGTATCCGGTTGCTGATAGAAGAAGCCAAAATAAGAAATAACTTTGATGATAATGAGCTGGCCTTGTATTTGGGTTTTTGTACAAGCTCGTTTAGAGAGCGTAAAGCCAACCCTCAAAAACTGACAATAGAAAAATTACAGATACTTCTGCAATTGACCGGGAAGGAGATGAAATTTGTTGAAACAGCTTGAATACATACCTGTTGGAAAAACACACTTAAGCCCCCGTCAGAAAGACCGGATGATTATTCGCGGTTTAACCGCTGCGGTGATGGTCTTAAGCGGATTGCTGGTGATATGCATGGCGGTGATATTATGAGCCGCCGCCGGAATGGCACCAACCGGGCCGGGGCAATGATAAATGCCAGTCGGTACACCGGATATGGTAAGCCAATAAAAAAGGTCGTCAGCTTGACAGAGCTAAACGACCGGATACAAAAAATAACTCAGCCTGATTATATCAGAGATTATGGAGGTTTGCAAGATGGAAGAAAGAACAGTTGAAATAAGTATTAACGAGTATAAAAATCTTATAGAGCTTAAAGGGCGTGTAAAGTCAGCGTTGATTTTTATAGATGCGGACCAGTATGCATCAATGGATGTGATGAGGTCAATTTTGGAAGGAAGAACATACGAGAATATAGATGGTAAAAAGGATGAATAATTACCGTTGTGATTCTTGTGGATGTTTTCTTGACCCGGAACATTGGAAAGAATGTGATAAATGCAGGGGGAAGGACAGAGAACGTCATAAACAGCATTATAAGGAGATTATAAAACATGAATCTGGAACACAAGACGATTGATGGTACTGCAATGGTATCTTATCTCCGGGATAGACAGTCGCTCTTGCCTATTGGAAGTGTTGCAAGAAAGGAGCTTGAAATGGCTGTCATCTATATAGTTGGAACGCTCATGAAGGAGGGCAAAGATGGGGAATCTTGACTTATATGAAAAGGTCCGTTCTGTCCCGGATAGCGCCAAGAAAACCATTAAGGGAGGCCGTACCAGTGGTATGACCGATATTAATCCCATGTGGCGCATAAAAGTCCTTACTGAGCAATTCGGACCATGTGGGATAGGATGGTACTACATCCCAACGAATAAGTGGTTGGAAACATCGGGTAATGAGATAGCAGCTTTTGTGGATATCGAGTTATACGTAAAGGTTGATGGGGAATGGTCTAAACCAATACCAGGAAACGGCGGCAGCATGTTTGCATCAAAAGAGAAATCCGGCATATATGTTTCGGACGAATGCTATAAAATGGCAACCACAGATGCTATATCGGTAGCGTGTAAGCAGCTTGGAATTGGTGCTGATGTTTATTGGGATTCAGATAGAACTAAATATAACAAGCAGAATAGTCCAGATTTGATTACTGAATCTGATATCAATGAAATATTCCTGGAGCTGAAACGGACAGGAATAGGGATTAAGAATGTGCTATCAAAGTATGGACTGACTGATATCCATGATATGACCAGTTCTCAGGCGAATGAAACAATCAAAAAGCTGAAAAGGAATCCAGATAAAGAGTCAGCAACCCAGCCTCCAAATGATATGCAGGATAGTGGACTTCCCTGGAATTAAAGAGGTGATTATATGCATGAGTCAGCGGATATAACAGCATACAAGTTGGTTCCAGATGGAACATATTTGCAGATATTTATTCCCGGAAAGAATCTCATGAAACCGATTATTGAGAAGCACATGAATAGATGCAGTGTATGGCTTGATGATGGTAGGCATATCAGTTCCGACCAGCGCCGAAAGATTTACGCCACAGTCAATGATATATCGGCTTATTCCGGGAATGTGCCGGAGGTCGAGAAAGAATGGCTTAAGTATTTACATATCAATCGGACCGGTTGCGGATATTTTTCCCTGTCTGATTGTTCCATGGATACTGCCAGGGAATTTATTAATACCATGCTGGATTATGCGCTGGAACAGGGGATACCATTACTGGATTTTGCCCTTAACCGTACCGATGATATAGGACATTACCTGTATGCATGTTTGAAACTCAAGAAGTGCGCCATATGCGGTCGAGAGGGAGAGATACACCATGTAGATACTATCGGCATGGGAAATGACCGGAGGAAAGTTGATGATTCGGATTATCGCAAAATATGTCTATGCCGGCAGCACCATACAGAAGCGCATAACATAGGGATGACAGAGTTTGAGAGCAAATATAAGGTATATGGTATCAAGTTTGAGGAGAATTAATAGGAGGTTAAATGAAAAAACAAAAGGTAGTGAGAACGTATCCGCACAATTATACAAATCCAACGACTGCTCTTAGAGAAAGCCTTGATAAAGGTTGGTTAGTGGTTATGTGTAACAATACATATTTAGAAAATAATCACACTTGTTTGGAGTATATTCTGGAAAAGGATGTTCCGGAGAATTAGTATTTAGTAAAGGAGATGTAATGAATATTGAAAAAATAAATCCGAGGGTAATTACATATAAGCTTGTACCGGATAAAAGTGATAAGGAATATTTTTCCTGTATGTGGGCGAGATATATCTTTGATTGCGACAATGGTCGGCTGAATATCAATAGCGATGCTGGAGACTATTCTTATGGTTGGGGACACAATGACCATGAAGATTTTATGCATCTCATGAGCAGGGTGAATGCGGGATATCTTTTGAATAAGATTTCTGACCGTACCGTATTTGATATTGACAAAAGCAAAGCGCATACCGTATCTAATGTTCAGAAATATGGTATTGACTATTTTGGGATTAAAGACCAGAAACAGTTAGAGAGTATCGTAGAAGAAATCAATGATATTGATGATGGCGTAAGCGAGGAAACTTTTCTTCGGGAAGTAGATAATATCGTGCCTAAAATTGATTGGGAATCAATAGAAATTGTAAAGGAATATCCGTGCGGAGCAACAACGGTGGTTGATTTATTTATTAAATATTTGCAGCCAAAAATCAGAGAAGAGTTTTACCAGCAGAATTAACATTTGGTATCTATTCCCCTTACGGGATGATACATACAACGGAATTTAATACTGGTCAGATTGCTAATATGTCACGATATACTTTCTGACCCTGGGCCGGGACCTATCAAACCTCCTTTACCCGGCCCGAAAGGAGGGATTATTTGAAGAATAAAAGAACTGTTAGTGAAGATGTTCAAGCAAGGGTATATAATGCGCTCCTTGTAGGTAAAGAGAATGCATTGAACAGAGATGAACTGGTATCCAAGATAGGGGAATCGGATAGAGATATACGAACCGCCATTGAGATATTAAGGCACGATAAAGTGATTCTTACATTGCCAACAGGGAAAGGTTACTATGTACCCCGTGACGATGCACAGGGACGGCAAGAAACAGAGAAATGGCTTGTCAGCCAGAATAATAGGACTAAGAGCATAAAGGCAGCAGAACGTGGAGCACAGCTGTTTATAAGCCGGAATAAGAAAAAAGATAAAGGTATTCCCGGTCAGATTAGTGTGTTTGGAGCTGGGTTATGAGAGATAGTGTTGTATTTTATCGCAGCTTCTGGGAAGCCATTAAGCAGCTGCCGGAAAAAGAAAGATTGGAATCTCTTACAGCAATCTTAGAATATGGACTTGATGAAATAGAGCCTAAATCGGCAGGTGTTGCATCGGCAATGTTTTTAATGGCAAAACCACAAATTGATGCGAATAATCGCAGATACCAAAACGGAACTAAGGGTGGTAGGCCAGTAACCAAACCAGAACCAAACAATAACCTAGAATCAAATTATAATAAACCAAGTGATAACCAAACCATAACCAAAGCAAAACCTAAGGAAAAGGATAATGTAAAGGAAAAGGATAATGTAAATGATAATAATAAAAAAACATTTACTCCACCTTCGGTGTCGGATGTTTCCGATTATTGCACTTTGAATGGATATGGCATTGACCCAGAGAGTTTTGTTGATTTTTATGCATCAAAGGGATGGATGGTTGGGAAAAACAAGATGAAGGACTGGAAAGCCTCGGTAAGGACCTGGGTACGAAGCCAGCGGCAGGAATCGACCGCCAAAGGCAGTAAAAATCAGTTTCACAATTTTGACCAGCGAGATATGGACTATGATGCATTGATGTTAAAACAGGTAAAAGACTGGGTGGCGGAGGAAGCAAATGAAGGAAATACATAAAAAAATTCTGGTGTATGTAAAGCAATACATGTTAGAGCATGATTATCCCCCCACAACCAGGGAAATAGGGGACGGGGTTGGTTATACGTCAAGCTCTACTATCTGGGGATATCTGCGGGATATGAAAGAGATAGGGTTGATTGATTATGTGGATGAATGCCCTAGAACTATAACAATACCCGGAATGCATTACACATGGGATACCAAGGATAACATTCAGGCAAGGGGGAATTGAATTGCCAGATAACAAAATGAAAAATCAATATAGTGACAATTCAGAACGCCAAAGAATGGCAGCAATAAAGGACATGGAGAAATATCCATCACCCATGACTACAGCATTTCTCCGACCGGCATATGATAGGACTGAAATATGTCCTGATTTTTCTAGGCGTCCAAGTAATCAAAACACACATTTATGGAGGAGGGAAAATGAAGCACTTAAGCAATAGATATGCAAAGGTAACGGAATACAAAGGCATGGATATCTGCACCTTGAGGGTAGCAACCCCATCCGATGGAGATGAACTGGGGTACCGGATTGATGATATCTCGTACGATGGAAGGGTGTTTGATGATTTGGGAGAGGCCATGAAGGCAATTGACTCATTTGGCATGCATTTAGAGGAGAAAAGCCATGAATAACAGATGTAAAGAAGAACAGGAAACGGTAAGGGGCTGTTCTGGGGAATGCGATTATTGCGAGGATACAGAAACGTGTGAACAAAGCGGCTATTGTAAGGAGGGCAGAGGGATGATTGAAGAAGGAATCGCGAAAGACCTATCAATGGTAGTTGAAAATGCAAAATTGATGGGATGCCAAGAGGTTAAGTCATTTAGACATATACCATTGAAAAATGTTGAGGCTGTCATATCAGCTCTACAGAAACAGATAACAAAAAAACCAGAGGATGAAAGGTGTTTTATTAAAGACAAAGAGAATATCGGATTGTGCCCATCTTGCGGTGAAGGGGTTAATTCAAATTATCCATATTGTGGACACTGTGGGCAGAGAATCAAATGGGATATTGAGTGGAGCATGGAGACAGAGGAATGATAGATAGACAGGGAGCAGGAGATATGAAACATAAGTGTGCTGACTGTGCATTTTCAGTTAGAAGAAATCCACCAAAAGGGATATATATTCTCATCTGCACCCATAAAGGTGCATATAAAAGACCGGGTGACAGTTGCCGGTTTTATTGCAACAATAAGGAGCTGGAAGAATTATCAACCAGTTTCACAGAAGATATTAGATAGATTTATCATTAAGTAATTAATAATTTGCTTAACATGAGCGTGTTTTACAGATTTTACATGTTTTTGTCAACCAAATCGTTAAGCTGGCATATCGGCTATACGGCGCAAGGACGAACGAGGGACCTTGTAAAAAAATCTCTGGAGCAAAAACCAGATAGACAATAAAAAAGAGGGTGAGCTGATAACGCGCCGAGAAAGCAACGGGAGCGCCATGCCAAAGTTGGACGGCAGCCGGGGCCGTTGATTGGGCCAAAGCCAAAGCTGGGAGCCAGTACCGGCAATTATCCAAAATCGAAATTTGGAGGAATACATGAAAGCGAAAGAATTGGCGGAAAAGTTGTTGGAGAATCCAGAATTTGAGGTAAAAGCAGTCCATTTATATCCGAGTGTTGGTTGGGGATTAACCATGGACAAATATAGTGTTAATGGTCTTGCTGATGTTGGATACAGTGATGGTGTTGCTGTTTTAGATTTAGACCGTGAAGCAGATTAACATTTGGAGGTCAGTTATGAAAGGTAAGAAGTGCTGGAAGGATTAAATATTAACATTTGACGGAGATGAAAAATGAAAAAAATAAAATATAAAGCTAATTATGGATACGCTGGTACTGATGTAGAGGATGAGCTTGAATATCCGGACGAGATGACAGATAAAGAAATCGAAGATGATATAAAAGAAATTGTCATGCAACGGGTTGACTGGTATTGGGAACCAGTAAATTAAACATTTGAGAAAAGAAGGTGCCAGATGAGGAAAGTACAATGGTGTGTAAAATGTAAAAAGTATCATCGTTTTGATGATATAAACTGGAAATACAACTGGAAACAGAGAACATGGGAGTGTTTGAAAAATTAAGATTCAGAGGAGATAGCAAATGCGCGAATATATAGATTTGGATATTAGAATTGATGGTAGAACTATTCCCTATCCGGTATTGACATCATGCGAATATTTCGCGTCACATGACAATATTGATGATGTTGATGGTTTTATAGATACCAATCCAGAGATTGACGAGTTAGTGACACAGATATTAGCTTTAAAGCAAAGCTGCTTCCTTTTAAGACATACAACATATAGTTGTCAGAGTTTGAGTGATGGTTTATATGACCTTAAAATGAAACTAATAAAAAAGCTTGCAGAAAAATACCAGTATATGTTTGATGATGAATGGATGGAAAAGCTCGTGAATTAACGTTTAGTGAAAGGAGAAGTATGTGGATACCATTTGAATTAGGGCAGACTGTTTATATAGTGGTTGATAACGGTTACAATACAGAGCACACCATACATGACGGGTATGACCATTTAGGTGAGATTGTTCGTAGGGAAACAGTGCATCATCCCTTATTGGAAGTTGAGCCGAGACGGTTTAATTTACAGATGCTTGCCTATCATGGGCTTGATGGTATATATGCAACCCGTGAAGAGGCAGAAACACATTTAAAAAATTAAACATTTCCGGGAAAACCGGTGAAAGGAGTATTATGTTTTTTTGCGAGATATGCGGCAGTGGTGATTGCTGTGAGAGAACAGATATACATGGTGGTTTGATACTGTGTGATGCGTGTTACCAAATATCCAAACAGGATCAAGATGACAAAGATGCAGTTGAGGAGATTTTTAAGGATAATTAGCATTTTCGGGAGGAGGTCAAACCGATGGATTATAACCCCGTGACACACCCGTTCTGCAAGGATTGTCCGCATTACAAGCCTGTTGGGACTTATATATCTGAATTAAACCGTCCTGGAGAAGAAGGGCGGCGGAATAGAAAGTGTAGGAATCTGGCTATCTGTTTCAGGGTAAGCAAGATGGGATATCAACAACTGAGTTTGTTTAATTAATATTTCCGGGAGAACCGGGGGGAAGGAGCATAGATGGAGAAGTTAGAAAATGGTAATCGAGGATGGATTACTGATAAAATGCCTAAAGAAGCAGGTAAGTACTGGATTACTACAGATACTGTTCAACGAAATGTGGTGGAAACGGATATAGGGGAATGGGATGGCTCATGCTGGAACACTTTTGCAAGTGTATATGCTTGGAAACCAATCATTTTCCCAGAGCCATTTAATCCACAAAACTGATATTTACAGGAGGAATAAGCCATGGATAAAAAGACGATAGTATTTGATTTTGATGGAGTGATACATAGTTACACAAGCGGGTGGCAGGGTATATCAGTTATACCAGACCCGGTTGTGCCAGAGATACAGGCAGCAATCAATTACTTACGCATGGAAGGGTACGAGGTAATTGTGGTATCTACCAGATGTGCAAGGCCAGAGGGTATGGGAGCGGTTAGGCGCTATTTGAGAGATAACCATATTGTGGTTGATGATGTAGTTGCACACAAGCCGCCTGCAATCTGCTATATAGACGATAGAGCAATATGCTTTGACGGAGACGCATTAGGACTAATTGGGAAGATTAGGGCTTTTAAACCCTGGAATCAAAATTAAAATTTTGAAAACTAAGAAAGGAGCCGTTCCCCAGCTGGGAAAGTGTACACGGAACCTTTTAGAAAATGAAAATATTAGTGGCGTGTGAGGAATCACAAGCGGTAACGATTGAGTTACGGAAGTTTGGGCATGAAGCCTATAGCTGTGACATAGAGCCGTGTAGCGGCGGCCATCCAGAATGGCATTTACAGGTGGATGCCCTGGAACTGCTTAAGATACGGTGGGATATGATAATTGCATTTCCGCCATGTACATATTTGAGCAATGCCGGGGCCTGCCGACTGTATCCCAAAAAAGGGCAGTTAAACCAGGAACGTTACGAAAAGGGATTGGAAGCAAAATCCTTCTTCCTCCGATTTTTGAACGCAGATTGTCCCAAAATTGCCGTGGAAAATCCAGTATCAAGCACGGTGTTCCAGATGCCGCCGCATAGTCAGGAAATACAGCCGTGGCAGTTCGGACATCCGTATACCAAGAAAACAAGGCTGTGGTTGCGAGGACTGCCGCCGCTTAACCCCACAGATATTGTACAGCCGATTGGCCCATATGTGCCAGCCGGAACCGGGAGAAAAGACCGGAGTAAGTATGGAGCCGCAAAGCGTGGTGAAGATGCAAAAAACAGGGCAAAAACATTTCATGGTATCGCAAAAGCGATGGCGGAGCAGTGGGCGGGAGTTAATACACAAAATTAACATTTGATGTATTATATTAAAAATCAGACGGACGAGATGGATAGATTGAAAGCCGGGCAGAAATTCATAATTTATTAACAGTTTGTTCATAATTTGTTCACACCCCTACTATATAATTAATAGTAGGGGAGGTGAATAAAATGATTAAAACCTTATACGAGCAATTAGTCTACGGAAACAAGGTATTAAGTTCATACGTTATGCATACAGGCTCTGCATATGCAACTATATACATTTTAACAGAAGAATATACGCTAACCATAAGAACTGATTATCTTGGCTCAATAATAGACCCAGATACCTTATTAGGTTTCATTCATACAGGTGAAATTTCAATTATTCATCTTACGATTATCCCAATTGAAAATAAGCGGTAAAAAGCATCCCACGTGCCGCCGCTTATTATACAACCCAAATCAATGAAAACGGAGGAAAGAAAAATGTCAAAAGTAAAGAGAGAACCAATGGTAACAAGAACAATCACGTCCACTGAAATTATTGTGCTCGGGGTATCTGAAATGTCAGGTGAGGCAAGTAATCGCACATATATTGCGCCGTTTAAGATTGACGACAAGGAAAAGGCCCTTAAATTTGTCATCAAAGAAAACCACGACACGGACTATCACCCTTCAATCGTCGTATCCATCGAACATAATGAGAAGGTAATGGGTATAACCATAAAGGAATTTATGGAAATGGCGGTGGAAGTAATCAGACCAGTATCACAGCAGAAACCATTAAACTAACCTAACAGGAGGAACGAACAATGACAATTTTAAAAGCAAGCAGAGATTTCACAAATGTAGAAAAGTATCTTTTGACCCAAAATCCAGGAATTGTTTCAGTTAAGGACGTCCCAGACTTTGACAAAATGGATGTTTCTGGTTATCTTTTGTACGAGGACCAGAACGCGAAGGGGGAAACATCTGAATTGTTATCCGTAATGGGAAAGGTTGATGGTACGACAAAAGTTTGGTGCTGTCAGTCGGCAACATTTAAGCGGTCATTTATGCAAATGTTTGAGCTTTTTGAGGATGAACCATTTACCATTATGAAAACATCTGGTGTTTCCAGGGCGGGTAAAGATTATGTTGATTGCGTGTTAGCAATTGACTAATAATAGATTAAGGGGGTTAACACCCCCTTTATCTTTATCAAAATGGAGGTGATTAAGTGGCTAGAAAAAACACTGCATCTGAGACAATGAAAGCTTACAATAAAGAGCGAGCTAGAATAACTAGGCAGATTAAAAGAATGGAACAACGTGGCTATATAGTTCCAGAAAATGTTTTACCGCCGAGACCTAAGCGCGTCACCAAATCAAGCGTTGCACGGTTAGCCAAAATTAAAACACCAGACCTATACACAAAATCACGCTATATTGACCAGGAAACTGGAGAAATTTTAACAGGAGAATCCGGAAGAAAACTAGAGAGAAGCACCGCAGCCAAGAGAGCAGCGCAGACACGTAAAACTGGTGTTAAACAACGCCCAATAAATAAACCCACTGTATCAACAAAACTTCCAACTAACCAACAACCAGATTATGTAGATTACAATAACCAAATATTTACCAATTTCCAGATGGAAATGACTCAGATTTACGGCAGAAATGAAAAGTTGTTTAACTATATCACACGTTGGTATAATCGCTCTATGCAAAAATATGGACCGGACGATTTCGCAGAAGCATTAGAGAAAGCTAAGTCTGAGGGCCAGTGGCCCGGATGGGAGGGTGTATCAGATTCAGAAATTTTAACCGGAAAGCTACACGGTATTCTGGACTTAATAGGCGCAAGTGAAGGAGGACGAGAGGAAGTCATGGAAGAAGCTATGGAAGCCATGGAAGCTGACGAGGAATTTTTGGATGTCGATAATTACGAATTTTAACACGGAGGGTACAAAGATGTGCGCACTCGCAACTATAAATATTACGTATGTGATTTTGAAACAACGGTTTATAAAGGTCAGCAATACACGGAGGTTTGGGCTGCTGCGGTAGTTGAACTGAACACGGAAGATGTCGTTATTTTACATAGCATCCAAGATTTTTTAGGTTACATTTTTAGTCTTAACGTTAATATTGTTGGATATTTTCACAATCTTAAGTTTGATGGAAATTTTATCATTGACTGGTTGTTACGTAATGATTATAAATGGAATCGTGTAGCCGAAGGTAAAATGAAAACAAACGAGTTTAAGTGTGCTATAAGTGACCGTGGGGCATGGTATACAATTACAATCAAAAAAGGTCAAACGGTAATAGAGTTTAGAGACAGTTTAAAATTGTTACCATTTAGTGTAAAAAGAATAGGTAAATCTTTTAAGACAGCACACAAAAAGCTTGACATGGAATATGAAGGTTTTCGTTATGCTGGATGTGAAATAACTGAAAAAGAAAAAGAGTACATAGCCAATGATGTTTTGGTTGTTAAAGAAGCATTAGAGATTATGTTCGAGAGGGGACACCAAAAACTTACAATAGGGTCCTGCTGTTTAGAGGAATTTAAAAGCACCTATGATAAGACGGATTTTAAGAACTTTTTCCCCAACCTAACAGAAATTGAGATTGACCCAGATTTATACGGAGAATCTAATGCAGATGCCTACATAAGACATTCATACCGTGGTGGTTACTGTTATCTAGTTAAGGGAAAAGAAAATAAGATTTACGATAACGGATGGACAGCAGATATTAATAGTTCTTACTCGTCCAACATGTCAAGTGAATCTGGTAACTATTATCCAGTAGGAAAACCCATGTTTTGGAAAGGAGATATCCCAAAAGAAGCTGATAACAAGTACTATTTTGTTAGGATAAGATGTAGATTTAACATCAAGGAAGGCATGTTACCAACAGTCCAGATAAAAGGAACCCTATTATATAACGGAACAGATTATCTAACCACCAGTGATTATTATGACTATCAAAGCGGAACCTACAAGCGTTATTACATGAAACAGGGTGTGAAACACGACAGTTATGTAACAATGACTATGACATGTGTGGATTACGAATTATTTTTAAAACACTATAACCCGATAGACCTTGAAGTACTTGACGGATGTTATTTTATGAAAGCGATAGGCTTGTTTGATGAGTACATGTACAAGTACAAAGAGATTAAGGAAAACAGTGTGGGTGCAGAACGAGAATTAGCAAAACTGTACTTAAACAATTTATACGGAAAGTTTGCCGCTAATGACAGTTCGAGCTATAAGGTTCCTTACATTAACAGTAAAAACGTGTTAGGATTTGAAATTGTTGAAGAACACGAAAAGAAACCAGGATTTATAGCAGTAGGAAGTGCCATAACATCATACGCAAGGCGATTTGTAATCAACGCGGCCCAGGCAAATTTTCATGGTGTAGATAAAGACGGTTTTATTTATTGTGATACTGACTCAATTCATTGCAGTGGAAAACCAGAAGAAGTTAAAGGAATTAGAATTCACCCAACTTCATTTTGTGCTTGGAAGCTAGAATCATATTGGGATAAAGCTGTTTTTGTAAGGCAGAAAACTTATATGGAACACGTAACACATGTTAACGGAGAGGAGGTCGAACCATTTTATAACATAAGGTGTGCTGGAATGTCAGAAGATGCGAAACAAGAGTTTTTAGATAAATACGATATCACAGATTTTAAGGAGGGTCTTAAACTTAACGAAGGATTAAAACCTGTAAGGATGCCGGGTGGAATCGTGTTGGAGAAGAAAGGATATCACATGGCAAAGAAACAGATAAGAAAATTTAAGGAGGATTAAATGGATAGGAGACTAATAAAAATAGCTATGAATAGCAGGTACGGAATAAGTAAACCTATTGGGAGAGGTTTAATAAATAATTATAGAAAAATGCACGGTTTACCTTTGTTTAGAAAGAAAAACAAAAAGAAAAGACGTTATAGCAGATATCCGCGATATGAATTATATAAAACAATGATGCAATTAAACCATTGTGTATGTGTGAAATTTGCGGTAGGCCGTATGCAGAGGTTAGGGAAGATATTTATATTCACCCGTGTTTATGCGACACATGTTATACAAATGTAAAATAAATTATAAGTATTTGCGCAAGTACTTATTAAAAGCCCGACTATAAAAGCCGGGCTTTTTTATATCTATAACACGGGGTACAATAAGTGGGCTGTCATAACCCAAAACACTTGCAGCACTTTTGACGGTGTGACATCTGCTTATGTAAATATTGCAGCACCCATGCAGATACCTAGTAAGATAATAACTTAAGCAGCATTTGTTTACTATCAAGATTTTTAAATCTGAAACAACCTCGATTAAAAAGCAATCTGTAATTATTAATCATAAGACTATTTTTACTTAACATAAGGTAGTTAATATTATGGTCGTCTGTCGTAAGGCTAAGTCTGTAAGGAAAGCTGCTGTCATAGCTGTCAGTAACATAAAGGATACCCAGGCTATCATAATCATAAATTGCATAATGTTTATTAAGATATTTAACAGTCGCAAGATATCTGCCCCTCCCCGCTGGTTTATCAATAAACGAATAGTTATCATTAAGGTAAACATTTTGTGCAGCATATGCAACATAATCGCTGCTAGAAAAAGCACGATTAAATCCAGATTCTAGTTGTGCTTTTGAAGCAGATTCAATAAAGCCCTGTTCCAAAACGAAACCGTCACCCTTAAGAAATTTTGTATCATTCATCAATCTGTCACTAATTCCCATTGCAGTATAATATGGATTAAGTAAACTCACCGTATTACCGCACATATACACCGGCACATAGCGCACCTGTTTACCCCTACCCCTAGCAACACTAGTGTGAATAGATAACAATTTTCTTATTTCATCCGTACAATATTTGTTCATTTCTGACTGGAATTCGTCAAAAAACATACGTTCAACGTCATTAAACAGGTGACTATATTTTTTAAGCGTATCAGCGTTGTTAAGTGCAACTGCATATCCGCACGATTCATCATTTAAAAACAATTCATGAAACATTCCCTTTGCCCTACACTGACTATGCAAATTGTAGTCATTAAAATACAAGTCGTGTATGTCCTTAAAGAATTTTTCAGCACAATCTGATAACTCATAATTATACCTGTATAACAACATAAACTTTTCTTTTTTCTTAATAAATTTTCTCACAAGAAAAGAACTAAACCATGTTGTTTTACCACCAGTACGGTTTGTCGTTACCATATAAATTTCTGGTTTTTTACCATTAATATCTAAAAGGCTCAGTAATTTTGTCCCGTCATAATATGACAAGTTGTCACCTCCAAGCACAATATATCTATTATTATTATATCATATGTGCTTGACTTTTGTCAATACTTTTGATATAATTAAAAGTAGTAGGTAAAGGAGGTGAATTAATGGATTGGGCGAATTTGTTAAGCAACTATGCCTTTCCATTCGTGGCTTGCGTAGCCATGGCATGGTATGTATACGACCGGGGAGAAAAGGAACGCAAAGACAGAAACGAAAACCAGGAACGTCACAAATCAGAAGTAGATAATCTTGCAACTGTTATTAACAATAACACAATTGTTATGACTAAATTAGTAGACAGATTGGGGGACGATAAAATTGTTTAAAGGTATTGATGTATCATATTTCCAGGGTGATATTGATTGGGACACTGTAAAACCCAACATAGATTTTGCTATGATACGTGCTGGGTATGGATGGAATACCATAGACAACAAGGCCACGCGAAACATAGCAGAATGTGAACGATTAAACATACCATTTGGGTTGTACTGGTTTGGTTACCCATTATCAGCTGAGATGGCAGCAAACGAAGCGCGCAAATTAGTGCAATTTATCGGAAATCACAAAATACCATATCCAATTATGTATGATTGGGAATATGCAAGTGAATCTTATGCGGCTCAAAACGGTGTAAAACCAACGCGCACTTTTGTGCTTGACTGTACGCGCGCGTTTTGTGAAACTATGGAAAAGCATGGTTTTTATTGCGGGTTTTACACAAACAATGACCTGTACTTAAAATATTATCAGTCAAGCGATGTAACAAAAAATTATGATATGTGGTTTGCACGTTATGCTAACGCGCCAGGGCGCAAATGCGGAATGTGGCAGACTACAGATAAAGGGTACGTTCCAGGGATACGGGGAACAGTGGATATGGATATTGCGTATCATAATTATCCTGTTATCATGGATAAAAACGACCTTAACAATTTTTAAGTAAGGAGGGAAAACAATGGCTGCAAGAAGCAGAGAGTGGTCCAGACGCGCGCGCAGGGATTTTGACGAACGTGAGGACTACCGGAGACGTAATGACGAAGAGGACCGTTATCGCAGAAAAGACGATGATGAGCGGCAGGACAATGAAAGACGGTCCGAAGATGCAAGAGAGGATAGGCGAGAAGAACGTGGTTGGTATGATAAGATTGAGGACCAGTTACGCAACGGAACCGATGAAACCGACTATGACGGGTTGTATCAGCAGTTAAGGGAAAAATACGAGTGGTATGAAGAAGAACTTGACAGATACGATGCTGATTATGACGACTTATTGGCAGAGGTTGACAAGTTACGTAACGATAACAGACGTTATCGCATGCGTGGTTCCAGAGACGACCGCCCCGGCAAGGAAGAAATGGAACGGGAACAGAAGGAAGATATCAAAGACGATGGGAAAGAACTGTCCTTTGATGATTTATGGAAAAAGGCAGAGAAGGAGGATTAATAAATGCCAGTAAAAAGTAAGTATGCAGCAGCCCAGTACAGTGCAGTCCCTAACGGAATGCAGCTTTTAAACGTAATCAGAAGCGACGCTTCCCAGGCATACAAAGACCGGGTTCCAGAAGCAACCCAGGATAACATTGCAGAAATCGGAAACCCGATTCTTAATTATGAAGCAACGCGTAACGAATTCCTGGATGCGCTGGTAAACAGAATCGGTATGGTGATTATAACCAGCCGGTCGTACAACAACCCGCTTAAGCGGTTTAAAAAGGGTATGATGTCTCTTGGCGAAACGGTAGAGGAGATTTTCGTAAATATTATTAAAGCTGAACCGTATTATCTAGTTGACGACCAGGGAAAAACGGCGGCACAGGATGAGTTTGAAAGACGTTTACCAAACGTTCTTGCAGCGTTTCACAAGCGTAACAGACAGGATAAGTACCCTGTAACCATTCAGAACGATGACTTAAGAACCGCTTTCCTGTCTTACCAGGGTGTGGAAGATTTGGTTTCAAAAATTATCGAAGCTGTTTATACATCCGACGAATATGATGAATTCCTGCTTATGAAAAATGTATTTTTTGAAGCAGGTATGCGCGGGGCTTTAAGACCGGTTACAGTTCCAGGTCTGGACAGTGATGTAAACGCTAAAAAGACAATGACCTTATTCCGGCAGACAGCGCTTGATTTAACCTTTATGCGCAGCGACAGCAATTTTATGGGTGTTACCACACACACACCGCTTGACGAACAGGTTATATTTATCCTTTCAAGCGTTGCAGCCACGGTCGACGTTGAAGTTTTGGCAAGCGCCTTTAACATGGATAAGACCAATTTTATCGGACGAAGAGTTATCGTGGATGATTTTGGTGGACTGGAAAAAGAAGGAGTAATCGCTATCGCAGCAGATGAAGATTGGTTTATGGTTTTTGATAACTATTTAACCATGACTAGCGATTATGTCGCGTCCAGGTTATACTATAACTATTTCCTGCATCATTGGGAAACGTTATCTTACAGCCCATTTAAAAACGTTGTTGCTTTTACAACAGAAGCGCCTACTGTTAAATCTGTCACAATTACCCCGGGTACTGCAAGCGTAACAAAGGCTGCTGGTGGAACAGTGCAGCTTACCGCTGCTGTAACTGGTACGGGTCTTATTAGTAATAATGTGGTCTGGACAATTACAGAAGATGCTAACGCTAGTGTTAATAGCAGCGGTCTTGTAACCATTAAACCGGGTATTACCGTAGACAGTCTGACGGTAACAGCCACATCCAAACTGGACAATACAAAATCCGGTACAGCAACTATCACTTTAACCTAATTAATAAGGGGGTATATTATGGCATTCGCACCAATAACAACCGTCCGGTTATGCCGGGCGGTACCCCTTGATAACACCTATAGGGACCAACTTACATTTGACAATCGCGCGGCACAAGAATCATTCTTTGCTGGAAAAACACAATATTCAGCAGGAGATTTATCTTATCAGCGCGAAAACTCCATGATTAGGTATCCTGCACAGTATGACGCTTTAGTAGATTGTAACTACTTGTGTTACAGGAATCCGCAGTTTGGGGATAAATGGTTTTATGCATTTATCACCAATCTGGAATATGAAAGCGAAGTAATGACAAAAATCTACTTTGAAATTGACGCATATCAAACCTATATGTTTGACATAAACATTCCAGCTTGCTTTGTGGAACGTGAGCATGTTAATGACGATAGCGTTGGTGCCAATTTAATCGACGAAGGTTTGGCTTTAGGTGATTACGTATGCACATCATTCACCCAGAAAAATTTTACAGACTGGTGGATTGTTGTTGGGTCAACGGTAGAATTAAAGGATACCTCTTTTCCTCCCGCAGGTGGTTATGTGTATGCAGGGATATACAGCGGCGCATCTTACTATTTATTTGACTCGGATAATTGGACAACGGGGTCACTATTGCCAACGCTGATTGAAGCAATTAACGGCGCGGGTAAAACAGATGCTATTGTATCAATGTACATGGTGCCTAAAGATATCGTGTCCGGTGGAAGCAGCGGTGGATACTTACCCGCAACTGTAAGAACTGCCACAAATCTGTCCGTACCAAACACAAACACACTTAACGGTTATACACCAAAAAATAATAAATTATTATGTTATCCTTATCGCTGTTTGCAGATAAGCAACAACGAAGGAAACGCTGTCATTTTACGATATGAATTTTTTAGTGGTAACACACCAAACGTAGTATTTAGGGGCGTTGCAACCCCTAACGGAAGAATAATATGTTACCCACAGGATTATAAAGGTGTAACAACAAACTTTAACGAATCTGTAGCATTAGGAAACTACCCACAATGTACATGGGTTAATAACGTGTATGCCAGTTGGTTAGCAAATCAGTCTATCCGGTGGGGTTATCAGCTTGACAGGAATGATTTTAATGTTGCAACAAATTCTTTGTTAGCTGTAGGTGGGGCCTTAAGTGGAAACGCTGTTTTAGCTGGTGCGGGTGTAGCTAATTTTGCGGCTAGTACGTTTAGTGGGTTAAACAACCAAGTATCATCCATGCGCGAAGAAAAAGAAGTGCATAGCATTATACCTAATGCTATTGGTGGTACAATTGGAAATGGTTATACCAACGTATCATTATACAAATACGGATTTATGCTGGAACAGAAAACCATAAAAGCAGAAATTGCGAGAAGCATTGACGAATATTTTAGTGCTTTTGGTTATCGTGTTAATCGTGTAAAAGTGCCTAACATTACAGGTAGACCGAGTTGGAACTATGTTAAAACAGTTGACGCAAAGGTCATAGGCGGCGCACCCACGCCACATCTTGTAAAAATCAAAGAAATGCTTGATAATGGTGTTACATTTTGGCATGGTGATTGGGTGGGAGATTACACGCGCGACAATGGTGGAACCCCTGTACCACCACCAACTGACAAGTATAATTTAACAGTCACGGGTGGAACTGGAAGTGGGTCATATCAAGCTTACGAAAACGTTCAAATTGCTGCCGATACTACAGTAAATTTCCAACGTTGGGTAACATATAATGGGGGACAGTTTATTGATGACAGTACAACTCCGTCTGTATTTATTATGCCGCCTAATGATTGTAACATAGAAGCAATTTATACAACTGTGCCAACTAAAACACGGATTGATACAGTAATGCGTAAATACATCGGCGCGCAAGAATGGGATGAAACTATCGGAATGTTCCAGCGGTGGTATTACGGCAGCTATGTTAAAGACGCGTGGTGCTGTACGTGTTTAACCTATTGTGCTTACGAAGCTGGTGTATCAGAACAAGTACCACCTAACGCTGGTGTACAAAAATTGTATGATGATATGACAGCGATGGGGTCAACATGGAAAGCGGAGGTAGGCGGGCAACTGCCAGAACCGGGTGATGTGTTATTTTTTATAACAAAACAAAGCGCAACAGTATTACACCATTGCGGTGTGGTATCTGCCGTAAATGGAAACAGCATAACCTATATTAGTGGTAACACTGGTAAACCCGGAGGCGGAACAGATGGTGTTTTTGAAAAAACCACGGTTATCGGTCAGGGTGGGGATTACTATGTAAGAGATTTTGGTAAAGTAAACTACACGTAGGTGAGGGGGTGAGAAAATGGGAAAGACAAAATTTAATCTTAACGGGTTGGATGTGTGTGAGAAGAATCCACAGTGGTTTAACAACGCTACGTTTTTTGACTACTATTACAGGTTAAAGGAATTAGCTATCAACCAGTTTGAGTGGATAAACTTACCCCCGACATGCGACGCCCGTTTTTTAGAACTAATACTTTTTGAGTTCGGATATGCGTTGTTTTACCAGGACCATTTAAACAAGGGATTTTTTACAGCACAGTGCACGTTAGAGGGACCACTTAACATGTATCGGGTCCCGATAAGGAGAAGAGCATATGACATTACAGGGTTTACTCAGCAGTGTGACGACCAGGACAGTGTGATAATTTGGAATAACTATCTCAGACAGCCAACATCATTGTCAATACAACTTTTTGCTGAACGATTAACAAACATCCAACGCGCTATTGACGTAAACATAAATGGACAAAAAACACCATTATTGTTATACGGGACAGAAGCACAGCAGAAAACGTTAAGGGCGGTCTACGATAAATATGACGGAAATTATCCTGTTATATTTGGAGATAAACATTTACAGGAAAACGCTATTAGCTGTATCAAGACAGACGTTCCAGAACGGTATCCGCAGCTTATGATTGCCAAAAACATGATTTGGAACGAAGCACTGACATTTTTAGGTATTGATAACGCAAATATCGACAAAAAAGAGAGACTGATTACAGATGAGGTAGAAAGCAACGAAGAATTGCTAAGGGCGCAACGTTTTACAATGCTTAATGCTAGAAAGGACGCTTGTAAATGGATTAACGAGCTTTTTGCTGATGAACTGGAAGCGGAGGTGGACGTTAGATACAGGCAGTATGGAGGAGGTGAAAACCCGTGGCAAAATACACGACAGAACTCAGAACAATTTGCGAATCAATCACCGGAGTCCAACAGCGAGTCGGATTAACTAACACCTATGATGTTATCAATCAAGCTAGACCTTTGCTGTTTGATTTTAACTATCCGTTGTATGACCCACAGTACAAAAATGTGCTTGAAACAAAGATAATAGAGCATTACTGGTTCCGTGAAATCGGTTTGGAAACTTACGGAAAATTTAAGTTTTTTCTTAATCGAAAACTGAATGAAATAATGCCTTATTATAATCAGCTTTACAAAAGCGCAACAATAGAATTTAACCCAATGCACGACACGGACTTAAGAAGAGTAAACGACAGAACCAGGGACGAAAAAAGAGATAAGTTAAGCACAACTAATAACAAAAGTAATACGGTTAGCGATAGCACAAACGATATCGTTGTGGACAGCACGGAGACTGGAAACAGTGGAACAGGTTACAGCGATACACCACAAGGTCAGATTGATAACGTTAAGGATTTAAAATATCTTACAACGTATACCAATGTTGACAGTACCGCTACGGGAAAAAGCACAACGACTAATGACGGAAACACAACTACTGATTCAACCAGTGACACAAATGTAAAGGATAACGAAAACGCAAACACGACCGAAAACTATCTGGAAACTGTTATAGGTAAAAGCGGAGGGGGGAGTTTTTCTGGATATTTGCAGGAGTACAGGGACACATTTTTAAACATAGACATGATGATAATTGAAGAATTGTCTGAATTGTTTATGAACATCTATTAAGAAGGGGGTTTAAAATGTTAGGTGATATTGCACCCTTGACAATCAAGTGTAAATCCATTTTGCCTTTAACGTTCAGTGATTGCATGAGTTTATATGAGCAGTTATGCAGGATTGAATACAAAATGAATGAAGTCATTGAAACGGTAAACGGGTTTGGTGATGATTTTACAAATTATGTTGACCAGCAGGTGGACGCTTTAAGAAACGAATTAAACATTAAGTTTGATTCACTTCAAAACAAGGTTGACGCACAGTTAGCAGACAACGAAGCTAAAATGAAAGCGTTGGAGATATTTGTTAATAACACGATTGACGAACAGCAGAGTTGGGTGCTGAAAAAGATTAACGACTTAACTATCAGCATTAATAACCAGTTGCAATATTTAAGACAGTATGTCGATGCGCAGGACGATAAACTTAAAGGATATATCGACACGGAAATACAAAAAGTAATCGACATGATACCAGAAATCCAAAAAGTTATGGTAGTTAATCCGATTACTGGTAAGTTACAGGTATTGCAAGATGTGCTTAACTACATGACCTGGGTGTTTAAGTATTATGCATTAACAGCACAAGAGTATGACAATCTGCATCTTACAGCCGCGGGGTATGACGATTCAGGGTTAAGTGCTTTTGACTACGATGTGTATGGTAAAAAACTACTTAAACTTGATGACAGATTTTACATGCGCAGCCCTATCACAGGGCAGGTGGTATTTTATAAAGATGTTATTAACTGGTTAATTACTCAGCACCAGCCAAATGCTTTAACTGCCGCTGAGTATGACGCGCTTGAATTAACAGCTAGCGTGTATGACGGTAAACAGATTACAGCCTTTGATTATGATTTCAACGGCGTAGCTGCATAAAAATTTTAAGGAGGATTTAATTATGAGTTTTACAAACAAAACACCAAATTACAATTTGCCACAATGGTTAGGTACTGATAAGCCGTCTTGGTTAGTGGATGTAAATGGTGCATTTAGCGCGATTGATACAGCTATCAAAAATGCTGCTGATAGTGGCAGCGGGGCTGATGCTACAGCTAAGGCTGCTTTGGAAACAGCACAGACAGCCCAGAATACGGCTAATGATGCTTTAACCCAGGCTGACGAAGCAAACACCAAATCAGATAACGCTAACACAACAGCAGGCAACGCTCAGACGGCAGCTGGAACAGCATTAACTAACTCAAACAGTGCGCTTAATAAAGCCAATTCGGCGCTGGAATGCTATTCGTATTTTCAGCCGTTCGAGGATGTGGTACTGGGCGCAGGTTTAACAAAACGTTCTACGGATTTTAATGGTATATCAAGATTGATTTTGATATATTATCCTGGATTAAAATTAATGCAGATTTCCTACAATATCGCATGCAGCGGAACAATGACTCAGTATGCAACAAATCAGATTCTTCCCACCACAAACGATTATTGTGTGATTAAACTTCCGTTTACGTGCACTGGAAACTTAACCATAAATAACACCTACGCTCACTATAAGGTTGACACATCAACAACTTATACGAATATCAGATTCGCTGCTGGAACTATTAGGACAATCGGAAGCACGGGGTGGTTTTGTATAACCACAATAAGCAGTGATGGTTCGGTAATTACAATTCCGGAAAATTCTACCGTATCTAACATGTTCTGGGTCAACACTAAAAACCTGGGTGAAATTACCCTTGATGGCTGGACAAAAATTTCATAAAGTTAAGGGTGGGATATTACTCCCACCCTTTATTTTTCTTTTATCTCACTACAATCATTAAACTTCTTCATATCTTAATCCTCCTATTGTTTTGTGTTTAACTCTTTGTTTCTGTTAAATGTCAACCACTTTTTGAAATTAAGTTTAAATATTTTTCAATGTTAAGGGCAACGGGTCCGATGGGGAAAATGAGAATCGGCAAAAAAAATAAAGGGGCAAAA